TGTGGGTGATGGTGGCGATGGTGGTTATTTGGACGGTATTTAGTGGGTTGTTGGTTTGCGGTTGATCGTTTCCCGCCGCGTCTCTTCGGCATGTGATAGCCTCGGTCGCTCTTGCACCACCGCTCATCCGATAGCGAGACAATCTCGACGACGATATCGGTGACCTTATTGCGCTCGCTGAATGTCATTTGTTTTTCTCCACCCTGTTTCCCTGGATACGCATAATGGCAAACTGTTCGTCACTGCCCTCCACTCGCCGCTCGTAGCCCCAGACGATTGGCAGTCCTGGATTGCGTTGGTAATCGGCAAGCGATAGCAGACGCGCCAAGTAGACTACCGGCGGGCCGAGGGTTGGGTCAGTCAAAACAGTACCCCTTGCTTGTCCTCTTCCGCGAACCGTCGCTCCAGGTCGTGGACCGTATCGTATTGGTGAAAGCCCCTGTTGTGTCCCGGCCGTATGGCGTCCATTTCGAGCATCCGCTGCCAGTAGTGCGGATAGTGCGTGCGCAACGTGCGGCAATCTCGTAACGACTGGAGCGGACAACAAAAGCAACTCACCCGCTTGAAATGCTTGTACAAACCACTCCAGGTGTACCCGAGGTCGTGGCACATTTTCAGGGCGTCACGCTCGGTAATGCCTGCTTCTATCAACGGATAGCGTACCTTCCCTTTGTCTTGTAGTTTTCGCTGTGATTTGGTGTTGCACCGATGGGCTTCGTCGGCCGCGAACCCGATGCACTTTATGCCGTCCGGGCATATCCGCTTAGCAACTGCGTCTAATCCTCGCGCCTTAATGTCCGTACACCATCGCCCCATGACATTTGGCCAGCCGTAGCCGTGGTAACGCACTTCGCCTTGTTTCACGCCCTCCTTGGGATAGTCTTTGCTTGCTCGAATCGGCATTGACACAAACTGGAAGTCAAGCGGTATCGTCGGCTGCACGGGGATGATAGTCAGTCCCGTCTTTTGTTCGACTAAATCCCGGTGTGCCGTTATCTCGTCGAACTCCCAGCCGGTGTGAAATTCAATCACTCCCGCAATATCGGCACTTTGATCCAGCAACAGATGTAGCATGGCCGTTGAATCTTTTCCACCGGAAAACGACACTACCAATTCACTCAAAACATCACTCCTTTACTGAGGCCAGCGACAACACGCGAGCCAGGTAGACGACTGGCGGGCCGAGGGTAAGTTTGCGCTTCACAAGTCCCACTCCAGTTCCTTTATTCTGCCCCGCAGCCGCTCGACTTCATCACACGCGGCCTCCAACAACGCGGGGTCGCCGCGCATCCATACCGCTTCCGGGAATAGTCCCGCAAGACGCTGGAAATGCGGTTCGCACTCGTCACGAATGTCTCGGTCTGAATTAGTCATGCTCCCGCTCCAGTTCCTTGTTCCGTGCCCGGCGGGCCGAGGGTTGGGTCAGTCAAAATAGCACTCCTTGGCGTAATCGGTTGGCGGCTATCTCGCAGTATTTCTCTTCCCGCTCGATGCCAATTACCCGCTCGAACCAGCGGGACGCGGCAAGTAGCGTAGAGCCACTACCGGCAAACGGGTCAAGCAACGTACCGGCGTGCCTTGGTTGCGAGATGAGCTTGCATAGGTAGCTCATCAAGTCCAGCGGCTTGACCGTCGGGTGGGTGTTGCCCTTGCCGCGTTCGGCCTTGTCTGCTTTAGCACAGTAAAAAAACCGAGCGGCGCTGCCGGAGTCGTTGCCGTAGTTGCCAGAAACAACACCCCCGCCACCCGTGAAGCTGTTCCCTGTTCCGTTGCCGCGCTTATGCCCAGCATTTAACGCACCGCTCTTCGTGCACGGAAACCCCGCCACCACTTCCTCGCTACCGTCGTGAATCAGATTGGTGGGCCAGCGGCCAGAAGGCGAACCACCACGAGGGCCCGGCGTAGCCGAGAAGTCGGTCGCCCCGTTGTCTGTGTATCGTTTGTCCGCCGAAGCCTCTCCGTCGCGTCCCTTCTGGTAAGCGTTGGGCCGATAGCTTTGTTTCTGGTTTGCGGCATTTAGCCGTTCCATTCCGCCCGAATGTGGCTGCGGAGTAAAGTTGCCCACCCGGCACCCATCTACGTTGATCCCCGCCACGCCATGCTCAAGCGCGTTGGCAGCGAACGTGCCGTCAAGCGGTTTCATGGCTAGGACAATAATTTCTACTGCAGGTTTCAAAGCAGTACCCCAGCCGTCCCATAGGCGGGCGGCTTCGGTGGCGGGGACGGTGACAGGTACGCGCTTCGTTTCCTCGGGATGGGATGCAAAGGCCCCGGCCTTCCACGTTTCGCCGGTGCCGTTGCGCTGGATGCTTGCGCGTTTCGTTTCGCCGGTCGGGACGGGCTCTGCCCCAGCCGCCTTGTCGATGGCCTTGCTGATGTTATGCGACTTCGGAAATCCACTACCGTAAACCCACATCAAACAATCACGAATTTCCCAGCCGGCATCCTCGATAGCACACATCAAGCGGTGGTGGGTCCGCGTGCCGCCAAACGCAAGCAGGTGTGCGCCGGGCAAGCAGGCACCCAAGAGCGGTTCCCATATCGCCGGGATACTCGCGTCCCAAGGCTTGCCCATGAACCCCAGCCCATACGGCGGGTCGGTTACCACGGCAGAGACACCCGACAGCAGCGGCAGCACGTCGCGACAATCCCCGCAGTACAACGTAATCCCATCCTTGCACTCGCAAGGTTGACAACCACAGCGATAACACTTAGGTAGTTCGTTCATTGATTGTCCCAATAGTCCAAGTAATCCCGAATCTCGCTCAGTGATTTGCCAGCCAGTGGTAACGGCGACTGCCCGAGCGGCCAACGGTAAATGTGCGTCTGGCCGCCGTCGGTGAAAATTAGTAGCTCATGCGTGGCGGTGGTTATGCGTTGCATTGGTTCAGCCTCTCACCTCTAGCGTTCGGTGCTGATAATACCAGCACATCAATTCGCGCCGCTTGCGATTCGTCCACCCGAGCCCCTGTTGGTCGGTGGTGACTTCGTTTTTCCGCAATGCGTCCAGTCGGTGATACCACATCGGCAGTGCCATAATGCCGAACGATTCGACATACTCACACCGCTCGCGGTCTTCTTCCGGGCCACCATCGAAGCCACACAAGACGTATGACCGTATTCGGCTCTTTGCAATCCCGGCCGTCCGCAATCTATCCACGGCATCAGCCCACGGCTCCCTATCCCGATCGTGGTCCAGGGCCAATCGGAGGATGGGCTTTCGTAACGTCGCCAATAGCCCCGCGTGAAAAGCGGTCAGCAGGCGGGCATCAAGTCCCTGGTTGAAATCAACCCCCTCGTGTTTTCGCAGGCGGGTAATGACGCGGGCAATGTGCCCTTCGCTCGCGGCCAGTAAGTTGTTGTCGCACACGATCGGCAGGTCCGGCCAGTCAGCCAATTCCGCAAACTCGCCTTCTATTTTCCGTACTCCGCAAAATGGGCATCGACGGATGCAGCCGACGGTTGTACGTGTTGCCATCGGATTGGCTCGCTGCAATACGCCCGGCATATTGTCGCCTACCGAGTCGGCCCCGAGGTCGTAGCTGGGCATCAGCCGCACGGCCGGCCCGCCCACAACCCAGCGTTTTACAAATAGGTCTCGTTGCTGAATTCTTTGCCTTGCCTTGGGTAGCAGCCACGTAAACGGGATCGACAGATACCCGGTTTCGCCTACGTGCCACTCGATGATGTCTTTAGGCCATGCGGTGGTTATGCGTTGCATCAGTCAGCTTCCAAGGCTGTCCGCGCCTGCTCTATGTGCCAATGCCAATCGAGTCCGATAGGCGGGTCGTCGGTGAGGTTCTCAAGGGCGGTTCGTAGCCGCGCATTGTCCGCTTGCATGTCCTCCACCGCCTGAATAATTTCCTTGGCAACACAACGTCGCCGTAGCTGGGAAATCAACTCCTTGTTAGTCATCATTCACCTCCTGCCGCGTCGGCGGCTTTATTGGCTGTCGCCAGCCATATTACCGAACCGCCATCGTCGAAAACATCCTTGTTGAATATCTCGCCGAGTAAGGCTGCGATTGACCGCAAGCAGGCGGTATCTATCGTGTCTCCGGCATTTGCCTGCAAGCATAGTTCGTCTCCGTCCAACACCAATCCGTCAGCACGTTTTATTTTGGCCTTTAAGCCCTCTTGTTCATCGCTCACAACTCACCTCCCGCCGCGTCTGCGGCAGTTTGTCCACGATGGCTTGCAGCCACTTTAGCATGAAACCATGAGCGAAACTTCACGTCGCAGTGCTCCCAATCGGCTGTTGCCTCGTCACCACCCGCCTCTGCCTCAAAGAAGGATATGATGTGGTGCAACCGCTCGATTTCGTCGGCCTGTTTGATAACCATATTGAAAGCCCGACAAAACTCCTCATTGTTGCACCAATGGGTGTACGGCCACTTATGCGATGCAATCATTTTCTTCTGTCGGACGGCAAAGACTTCGCGGGCCTCACGGGTCGTCTCTAGCGGCTCTCGGCACGATGCCGCGCGCCCTTCGAGCAATACTTTTTCTGTTATCTTCATCGCTTCCCTCCCGTCGCGTTTGCGGCCACATGAAATATGTGACTCACGCTAGTCACATAGTCTCCTGTATGGATCGCTTTCCTTGAGCAATCTACTATGTCCGCCATTGCAGCTTGCAATTCGTGAGCCTGATATAGTTCGCACTGATAATAACTTTCCGGTGCCTCCCAGGCGGAATAGACGCTGGCCGGCACGTCTTCCCGGTTGCACTTTCCGACGGCGAAATGAAGCGCTTGCATGGTTTTGTTTTCTGCTTGCAACCGCTCGATCTCACGACGAAGGCAATGCGGACAATCAGCCGCATGGGCCGTGTACGTTTGCACCCTGTTCGCACCCTTTTCTATGTAGGACACCGTATGATTACATTCGCTGTCACGCATCACTCACCTCCCGCCGCTTGTGCGGCTTGGTCGTCAAACAACCCGTCCGACAAATGGCAAAGCGCGGAAATCGCCGGACGCGACGCCTCATAAATGCCAAGGCAAGCATCGCAATAGTCTCCACGGCACGGCCGGTGAATTTTCTCGGGTTGCCTTTCCGCTTGGAATCCCTGGACTTTTACACCGAGCAACGACTGGCTCATCTCGGTCGCCTCGGCCCCACATAATGCCCCGGTGTTTTGCAGTCCTATCCGTAGATGTATTTTCACGGCAGTGTATCCATTGCTTTTTCGAGTGGTGTTGGCACATACTCCGGTTCGATTTCCAGTGCGGTCTCTGTTTTGCCAAACAATAAGTCCATTGTTTTCGCGAGTAGACTCATGGCAGTTCCTCCTGTGGCTCACTTAGCTTTTCGTAATTACGATCAACTTCTTCCAGGGTATCGGCCATCGCCGCGAAGGACTCGGCCATTGTGCGCGCGGCCACGGCATTGATGCCCATGCGGTAGGTAGACACGCATTCTGTTGGGTGGACGCCATTTAAGGAATCAAATGAATACGCCTTTTCCTCCAGCAGCAGGACTACCTCCGCCACCCCATACGATTTAATGTCGCCGCCCGGGTGCATGGACATCATGTTTGTAAGCATCGCCTTGACGTTTTTCATGGCTTGTTCCTTTCGTTGGTCCTCGTAAAGAAGATAACTCCGCTGCCCGCTTGTTCCATACATCTATGTCGCAGTGGCGAAGATCATCTTGCGTACCACCCCAGTGCCCGACTATAATTTCAAGCGGCCAGACTTCATACCAGCCCCACGACGTTCCATCTGTGGACACATGCCTATTTGTTTTGCGTTTGATTTGCATTACCCAATTCTGGGCATATTTGTTCTGCTTCCGCAATTGCTGTAAGTATCCAATGAACGTCTCTGGAGGGTTCATGTCGGGTTTAGTCCTCGTAAAGTAGCCGCACCCATAGCGAGGTTGTTTTGTTTTCGACAAGTCCCAGTGCCTTGCGGTTACGGAAAAGCATGCCTTCCATGCGGGTGTATAAATCACAATTATCTCGCCGGGTTGATCGACCCCAAGTATATGAAGCGTCTTCTATCCTGGCAGTCTGCATGTGCGTTCGCACGTAAAGCCTCACGGCTTCCGGTTGCTCTTTTTGGGATGCCTCCAACCAGTACCGCTTTGCCGTTGGTATCTCGAAAAGGTCAGACAGAGAGTACCGTCCCTCGGCGCAGACAACTGCCGCTTCTGGATCACTAGCAAGCGACAAAGTAACGGAATAGCGAAACTTCTTTCGTACTAACGCCGGCGATATTACGGCCATTGTTTCGGCTCCCTTTCGTTGGTCCTCGTAAAGAAGGCGCACCCATAGCGCGGTTGTTTTGTTGTTGACAAGCCCCAGTGCCTTGCGGTGGTGGTGGAGTAGATTTCCCAGGGTAGGGTGCATGAGAGACATAACCCGACGGGGCTTTCTGCCCCAGAAGTATGTACCCACATAAAACCTCACGGCTTCCGGCTGTTCTTTTCGGGACGCCTCTAGCCAATACCGCCTTGCGTCTGGTATCTCGAAAAACTCAGACAGGGAATGCTGCCCGTAAAGGCAGGCAACGGTGCCGTCCACGTCACTCGCTAATACCAGGGTTTCAAACCCATTATGTTCTCTTTGCACCAGTGCCGGCGACGTTACGGAGACCATTGTTTCGGTTCCTTTTGGGGTTTCGGTTTTCGTTGGATTACCCAGCGAGTCCAGGCAACTGTGAACAAGCCTGCCAAGGCGAACATTGCGATGTATTGAATTACTTCGGGCATGGTTTTGCCTCTGGTTTAGGTAGCGGATGCCATCGCAACGGCACACGCTCGGTTGCGATGGCTTCGTCGGTAGTCCACTTTCCTCTGAACCACGTCAGGTCGCCGTAGCATTCGCACCATATCCAGCCATCAGCGTCGGCGTCGTAGATAAAGCTGCCAATAAACGGCCCATCCTCGTCCTCAAGGATGAGGACTTCATCCATGTTCACGTAGCTATCGCTGACTAATCGCCAGCCGGGATTATTCGTCATGGTTTTGCCCTCGCAATTTCCGCTGCTTCCGTCGAACTGAAAACCATGTCCCAATCAGCGATGGCGATTTGACTGTTGTGCTGTAGGTGGAGAACATGGCCGACAACACCGACGACGGGACCGTAAGTGTAAATGGCTTCTCCGCGAACGACATACACTGTCATCCCAGGCACGATCACTACGCCGTCCTTTGTGTGGCGAAACTTGGCGAGGTCTGCTTTTAGCCGGGCGATTTCGGCATCGCGTTCGCCGTACATTTCCTGTCCGCACGATTCACATAAGTTTTCGCCGATTCCAATGTCCGGACCAACGAAACTACATTTACATTCACGACACGTTTGATGCTTAGTCATCGTCTTCCTCCTTTCGCCCAATCGGAATGCTTATACCGATACGTTGCTTGACAATTTCTATCCCCGCGTCGGCCAGCGTCTTGGCAGCATACTCGCTGAGCGATCGGACAACGAAGCGACCCAGCGAATTGAAATACGCAACCTCAACGCCGAGAATGCTGACAGTCGGATCGCCGGCGGCATCTCGATGCAGATCGAGTTCGATTGCCGGCTTGTCTTTTTCTAGTTTGTATTCAATTGACATCGTCTTCGTCCTCTGGTTCGATTTCGTGATGGTCGTTCCACTCGTCAAATTCGCAGAACATTTGTCTTCCGCATTTCGGGCAGCGTTTCTCTGTCTCGGCACCGCGAAACTTTTCACGATAGTCGCACTCGCACTCGCACACCCAGTCCGCGCAGCTCATCGTGTTATTCGTCGAGAGCAATTCGGCCTGTCCCGTCGATCTTGAGGCCAAGAGCCTCCAATGTCGCTATCTCCGAAACGGTCAAGTGCTGTCGCCACAGCCGGCCGTTGTCTCCAAACAACAGTGCAACTGTTATCCCGTTGATTCTCCAGCGACCGTCGCCATCGGAATCAATATCCGTCGAAAGCACGGCCCGTGGCTCGGGCTCTGTAATCATGTCTGGCATGTCAGTTCTCCTCGTGTTCTCGCTGGGGTACATGGACATTCAGCGGGCGGTTTTACACGCCGCCGGTCATTACGCGGGAACGAATATCGACCAGTACGCTGGTGGCCGCACTCGCCTCGCGACGGGCCACGCGGCCGATGGCCAGATGGCTGGTCGCCACCTTGCCGACCTGCTGGTCCAACAGCGGGCAGCCGTCGACTTCGTCCGGACCGACTCCGACTAAATCGCCAAGCTCGAACGTGCCGCTCGGGCAATCGAACTCGAACACGCCGGTCGTGGCCACGCGGATCGGCGACGTGTCGCCGTCACGGCTCCGCTGCATGGCCACGCCCAGGAAGTTGTTGGCAAATCGCTCTTGCATCAATTTAGCAAAAGACATGTTACTGAATTCCCTATCGGGCCTGGGGATCATCGACGCCGGCTTGGCATCATCCGCGTTCTGCCAGACCAGGTCGCTGATCTCGATTACCGTGGTCGAATCGTTTGCCGCCACCACCGGGTTCGTATCCCCGTATCGCCAACGCATCTTGTCGCTCATTTTCAGTTCTCCTTGGTAAATGAAAACCCCGCCGCCGAATTGGCCGGGAATTAGTCCTCAGTTAATTCTTTGTTGTGTCGTTTGCGAGTGCTTATTTTGTTACTGGTGGCACGAGGCACAGCCACGGAATTCTTGACGTTCCTTGCGTTACAAGAAAGGCAAAGGCGATTTCCTGGTCCGGTACTCTTGAATGGTTTTTGGCATCTAAGACAGTCGCGCATGGTCATGGCATCCGTTCCCTAATTGTTTCAATATAGCATTTCCTTGATTCGCTGCTGAAAATCACACCGGAACATTCCCGGTTCTTTCACGGTGTTTGGTACGGGCAGATCGCCATGTTTGGTCTGGGCGACGCTGTAGAGGTCCTCGGCGCCTTTGATTGGAATGTCTCGCCACTCGGCGGTTTCTTGTTCAGGGTGGATCCAGAGTTGCTGGAGGATGAGTTGCTGTTCCGGGCCCCATGGGAAATGGCTGGTGATATTCTCCCGTGGGTTTGCCTGCTCGATTACGGAAGCGGCAATGGCTTCTTCGCGAGCGGTGGATCGTGGGTTGTTGTAAATTACCCAGCGGAGCCGCATGGTGGGGATGGCACCATCAGGGTCAGCGATGAATTGAATGAATTGTTTGAATTTCATATTATTCCTTTTTGTTGTGTTGTGCTTCATCCCGCTTCCGCGCGAACTCCTGTGAGAGATCGTGCTGGACCTGGATGTAGATTCGGTCATATTCTTCCTGGGTGATTATGCCTTTGTTGATTAGGAGGACGATGAGGGCACCGTAGGCAGTGGCGTGGGTTTGGTTAGCTTCGTTGAATTTGCTTCCGAGCAGTTGTATTTGCTGCTTGCTGGTAGCGGTGAGCTCATCCAAGACTTCTAAAATTTGTTTTATCAGTTGAATTCCTTCGTTGTTCATTGCCACTCCCTTTTCTTCAATTTGCTATTCATCAAATCCGGCCGCAGCCGGTGCAAATACCGAGACGTGGTTGACGTATGGACGTGGCCAAGTTGACTGGCGATGGTCGCCAAGTCGAACCCTTCTTCCAGCAGTTCGGACGCCGCGGTATGTCGTAGGCCGTGTAGGTGGCATCGACGATTGATACCGGCTTTCTCGCGAAGTCGAGCGATCTTGTGTCGGTAGTGGCTGGGATCGAGGTGGTTCCCGCGTGCTTGCTTGTTGGTGGCACAAAAGAACGGATTGTGGCCGTTAATTTCGAGCGACCTTCGACGTTCTGCCCAAGTCTTGAGGATATCCATAGCCCCGTCATCAAGCACGACCGCACGGCCCTTCCCACCCTTATCGTTGTGGATGATGAGCATCTTCCGGTCCCAGTTGACGTCGGATGGGCGAATGTGCAAGGTGGCACTGATTCGCGTGCCGCCACGGTAGAGCGTTACGAATACGGCTTTGTCGCGGATGCCTGAAGTGGTGTTCGAGCAGGCTGCAAGTAGGGCCTTGGCTTCATCGCGCGAAAGTGGTTGAGGAAACATAATCCAGTGCCTTTCTGGTGCCTAGAGTGAAAAAGAGGTCGCGCGGCGGGCCGCTAGGCTGGCGGTGTTCGGTGGCTACACCTACGCCGCACGACGTTTGAGGCTGAGGCCCCGTCTTTCTACATTTCGGCATTCTATGTTCCATCTCAATTCATGTCAATATCGTCTTGACCATAATTGCGAGAAGTGCTAGAATTCTGACATGAACACACAAAATGTTATGGTGAATGTCCGCGCGCTGGCCAAGAAATCCGGTCTCACCCAGCAGGTAATTGGCGAGCGAATGGGCTATCCTGTAAAATCGGCCCGAAAATCGGTCTCGCAATTCCTCAAGGGTGGTAATCCGACACTCAACGTGATTGTAAAATTCGCTGAGGCGATGGAGACAAACGTGGAATCCCTGCTCTCACCGAAAATGAATTGAGTAACGATGCCAATCTGTGACAAAAAGGGTTCGTCTACCCAGAGCATGGGTGATTACGAATACACTCACCATGAAGTTCCAGATGATCCTGAGTTGAATGTCTTTTGGCGGGCGGAAACATTAAGACTGGCCGCACAGAGTCATTCCAATGCCATTGTGTTTCGGCAGCAGATCATGGATCACTGCCGCAAGGACTTCTGGTATTGGGCTAAGGGGTTTTGTTTCGTTCACGAGCCGCGGATCCTTGATGACGATGCCGAGGAGTTTAATACGAAGGTGTCATTCCTGCCATGGCCGCATCAGATTCCCGTCGTCGACCGCATTCTGAAAGTGCTGGGGAAACGAGACTTGCGGGTGGTCAAATCCCGTGCCCAGGGTGCAAGTTGGATTCTGGTACTCATTTTCATTTGGTGCTGGCTGTTTAAGCCGGGATTCAAGGGGAATCTGGTATCTAAAGATGAGGTAGCTGTTGACCGCCGGAACGACATGGATTCACTGTTCGGGAAGGCCGATTGGCTCCTGGAAAAGCTCCCTGTTTGGATGGTTGGCAAAAAGAACAAGCACTGGCGTCGTGGCTACGGTGAACACTACTTGACGCGAATGGATGGCGAAACGGCGATCACAGGTTACGCTTGTACCGCGGATGTGGCTTCGGGCGGACGTGCTATGGTGTTCGGGATGGACGAGCACGCCAAGCACCCCCGTGGCCCTGACAGGGAGGCTTTGGCTGCGACCCAGCCAATCACCCGCTGCCGGCTATTTATCTCGACCCCCAAAGGCCGAAGCGGTGCGTACTACGAGATTATCCACGACGACACAATCGAGGAGCCGGTCCTATACCTCTCCTGGAGGGACAACCCGACGCAGAATCGCGGATTGTACCAGATCGTCAAGGGACAACCCGTGGTAATGGATGAGGAAAAGTACGGCCCATTGCTTTCTGAGTACCAGAACCACGAGCAGTGGACGAAGTTGAAGGAGCGACTGTCCGAACGAGGATACGACCTGACTGGCAAAGCCACTCGTTCGCAGTGGTACGACCAGGAATGCCTGCGTCCAGGTGCCAATCCCGTGCTCGTTGCCCAAGAGTACGACATGGTATTCGGCGCGGAGGGGGCACAGTATTTTGCGGAAGCGCTCATCAACCGCCTGAAAAATTGCGTTCGCCGGCCGAAGTTAGGCGAATACCACGTCAACTCGGAATCGCTCACGGGAAACTGGACGGAGAACCCAGACGGCCGATTCAGGATGTGGTGTGAACTAGACATCCGCAAGTCCCCACCGATGGGTGAGTACGTGGTGGGATGTGACATTTCTGCCGGGCTGGGTGGATCGGGTGGTAGCAACTCGGCGATCACGGTGTTCAGCCGGCGTACCGGGCAAAAGGTAATGTCGTTCGCCACCCCTTCCGTAAAACCATACGAGTTTGCAGAGATAGCTATTGCGATTTGCAAGTGGTTCTGTAACTACAAAAGCGATCCGGCGTTTTTAATCTGGGAAAATCAGGGTCCAGGCAAGGAGTTCTGCCAGCGGCTGGAACGCAGTGGGTTTCAGCACTATTACCGCCGGAAGTCTTCCGAAGAGGCTCCGCTGCACTCTCGACATAGCAACAAGCCTGGATACTGGATGAACAAGCGAAGCGCTATTCTGGGGCCATATAGGGAGGCTCTTCTAGAGGGCCATTTCGACAACCCGGATCAGGATGCTATCGAGGAACTTAGGCAGTACCAAATGGGCCTGGATGGCGAACCGTATCACGTTGCCAGCAAAGACAAGACCGATCCGACTGGAGCCGGTTCGGCGCACGGCGATCGTTGCTTTGTCAAGGGGACAATGATTTTGACTGATCGGGGAGAAAGACCTATTGAACAATTGATTCCAGGCGATTTGGTTTGGACTCGCGATGGACTTCGGCCAGTGTTTGCATGTGGAAAAACAGGCGAAGAACAGGTTTTCAACGCGGATTTGTCGAATGGTCGTTCGCTAATTGGGACTGGGAGGCATCCTGTATGGACAGAAAATCGGTCATGGATCGACTTTTCATCGCTGACGTCCCGCGATAGACTACTGGCATGGCAACGTCAACATTCAGACGACGAGGTGCGTTCATGTCAACAGAATCAGTCAGAGGGCGAGTGTACAAGTGCGACCCAAGCACGGAAACCATTGTGTTTAATGGGAGGAAGTACCACCGAAACTCCAATGCCAAGCAAAAGCACCGGCGAAGGTATTTCTGGGGCAGGCGAGAATATGGCAACGGCAAGAAGACCGCACTCCATGTCGCTATTTGGGAGTATCATAACGGACCTGTTTCAGAAGGTTATTTGGTACATCACAAAGACAATAGCCAGAGTAATAACGACATCTCCAATCTTCAGTGTATCACCTATTCAGAGCACGGAAAGATTCACGGAAACGGCAAACACCTGGACGACTACCGACACAAAACGCTTTATTGGCATAAGTGCGAATGGTGTGGCATCAATTACCAGACCTTCCGAAAATTCAGAACACGGTTCTGTAGCCCCGAGTGCGGACAAAAGCATCTATGCGAGAGCCGTAAAGTCTGTCGCAGGGAAGCACGCTGTCTACAATCTAAGCGTAGCTAATACGCCGGAATACTTCGCACAGGGCGTTCTTGTGCATAATTGCATTGCCGATGGTCTTGCTTGGCACGCTTGCCTGATGTTCGGAGATCAGCACGTAGGGAACGTCTGGAGGAATACAGCGAACGTGATGAGCGCTACCGAAGATAACGTGCCGCGCGAATCGTTCGCTTGGCGGCGGGCTCAGTACCTGAAGATGCTGAAAAAAAAGAAGCTGGAAACTACTTGGTAAGGAGTGATACGATGATCGAGATCAAGGCGGACGCAGAACTTGACGAAGCCGTGGCTGACGCGATTGACTTGCAGTATTTTCCACGAACGGGTCCGTTTAGTGGTTTGCCTTATGTTGCCGTACTCATCACACTGCGTGAATGGGACGAGATTCGCGGAATCGAGCACATTACCTGCGAAGGGGACATAGCTTGCATTCCGTTTCAACCCAGCATCGACTTGAATGCGGCGTTTGCGGCGGCCGAGAAGGTGGAGTTGTTCGACCACGAGACACCGCCAAGCTATCGTCGCTGTCTGTTTGGAGTTGATGACGATACTTGGTGTGTTGGTGGTCCAGGGCTATCAGCGGATGGCCCCACCCCCGCCCTTGCGATCTGTGCCGCAATCCTAAAACTGAAAGAGGTAACCAAATGAATAACCGACCCATCAACCCTATTGGTCCCATCAATCCTAACTTCAACATGAACGACCCGTCACTCAAAGGTGGCGTCCCGCTCCAGCGGGTTCCTGTAATTCCCTGGGAAGCGTTTGTTGCTTGTGGGCTCCAGGTTTACAAGGATGGTAAGGTCCAATTATCTCTATTCGACCCCAAGCCCATGGCTACTGCCGATGAGGTACTTCAAGTCATGCTACTCCTCATATCTTCCCAAGGGAAGAAACCGGGCCCCATTGCCTGGGACACAGTTCCCGAGGAGGTCCATCGCCATTTCAAGTTCAAGGATGAGCCCGTCGACGGCGTACCCCGTCAAGATGGCATGTTCGGCTAGTGAGTCAATCTGCCAATTCTAGGTTGCCTGGGCAATCTATCTCGGCAAATCTCTATTGACGATTGTGCGCGATCGCCGTATGTTTACTGTGAACGCTCAATTTATAGGCAGGTGCCTACATTTTAATCAGTCAATGGAGACAGAAGCCATGAAGAACGAAGCCGCAAAGGCAGTCGAGAAGAAAATCTCTCCCGTAGAGGGGGAGCAAGGCGCGGTCAAAGAGGCCGGAAGCACTCCGCCGCCTTCTTACGGGCATGGCAGTGCCTCATCTGGAGGCACATCGGGCCAGATTCCAAAGGATGCCTGACATCGCGCTATGACGCGAATTAAGGAATGAGGAATCCATATGGTAGCTTCATACCCGGTTTTAGGTGGTGGTGTGCCTGCTGCTGTCGGGATGGGGCTTCCTTTGCCAGATCGGATCGGCGAGTCTGCTAAGCAAGCGGATGTCCCTGCCGGCCCCCTCACGCCGGATTTCATCAAGCGTCTCCATGACCAGATTGCAATGGCCGAAAAGGAGATGGAGACGTTTCGCGAGCAGAACAGGAAACGTCAGTCACTCTATGCCGGTCATGGTTACGGCACAAACGATGAAGAGGTTGATGCTCCGCTAAACGTCTACAACCTCGCCTTGCGAATCTACCAGCGGCGGCTCATTAGTGGTGACCCCCGTGTCAACATACGGTCACGCTCCCCGAAGTCGCGACCTGAAGCCTACGAATTGTCCTTGGCTTGCGAACAATTGTTTCGTGAAATCAACCTCAAGGACACCATGAAAGAGGTTGTTCATCAAGGGCTGGAGAGTGTTGGCATTGTCAAGGTAGCCGTAACGCCTGGCGGCATGAATGAGTCGTTGGGGTTTCTGCATGATGCGTGGCAGCCGTTTTGCGATCCGGTTTTGCTGGAGAATTTCGCTTTCGATACGAACGCCAAGCGATGGGAAGAGATCGATTGGTGTGGGGACCGATACCGACTTCCGCTCGATGATCTACTGAATAACTCGGAGTGGGATCAGAAGATTGTTGCAACACTGGACAAGTCTCAGACTCGTCAGGACGATGACTTGCGACAAAGCCCTGGTGACGAAAGCGTCCAGCGGATGGGTGTTGAAGATTCAGTGTTCCGCGATGACCTGCGGCAGTACGTTACCGTTTGGGACATCTGGCTTCCGCGGGAGAAGCTATTAATTACCGTCCCCGACGGTCAGGGGCAACCGCTTCGTGTCAAGAAATGGGAGGGACCGGAAAATGGTCCGTATCATCTGCTGCGGTTCGATCCACTTCCCGGCAACATCATGCCAGTATCTCCAGGTGGACACCTGGAAAGCCTTGCGAAACTGCTGAACCGAGCGATTCGGAAGCTGGGGAATCAGCTTGACAGGCAGAAGACAAACCCGACGATCACGCCTGCCGCTGCCAATGCTGGGGACGACAATACGATTAAGGATTGTCAAGATGGCGATGTCTTGCAACTGATGGATCCGAAGAATACCGGCGAGATTCGATCGGGTGGAATTGACCAGCAATCCTACGCATTCACTCAGGGCTTAATCAGTCTGTTCTCCTGGCTAGGTGGCAACCTTGATTCGCTTGGCGGGCTTGCGAGTAATGCTGGGACTGCCTCGCAACAGGAAATAGAACTGGCGGGTGCGAACAGCCTGATTGATGAGTTGAACGACCGGTTTACTGGATTCTTGCAGGGGGTTGTGACCGATTTGGCGTGGTACATCTACAAGGATCCCAAGGGGACACGCAGGTTAATCAAACGGGTAGAGGGCACCGATTGGGAAGTGCCGATACGCTGGGGGCCCAATCGGAGATCGCGATCGTTCTTTATGTTTGAGTTTGAGATTGATTCGTTCAGCATTCATGCCCGAACGCCGGAACAGCGGTTGCAGACAATTATGGAAATTATGCCGCGGATGATGCAAGCGGCGCAGGCCAAGATGATATTTGCCCAGGTCGGGGATGAATTGGATACGGAGGCGCTGTGGCGGTTGATTACCCGTTACACAGGGCTTACCGAGTTGTCGGAATTGATTCGATCTTCGGGTATACCGATTACGGCTGAACCGGGTGGTGCGGATCGGATGCCCAGTGCGAACACAGGGATGCCGCACGAGTACATCCGCCGGAATGTTTCGAGCGGCGGTGGCGGCGGGGGGATGGCGCCGGGGCAGCAGGCATTGGCACAGATGATGTCGGCGGGCAACAATGGGGGCGGGCAGCAAGGAACACCAGCATGAACACAATTACCGATGGAATGCGAGCTACAATGCAGGCGATTACCGCCGGCCTAAGTTGCGTTCGGGTAAGTTCATCGGCTACTAAGCACTTCCGCCATGACGGCGAAAAAGTCGTGGAAGTTGAGCGGCCTTGTGTAGTTGTTTCGCGGACGATGTTTCCGTACAAGTCAGTTGCAATGGCTGTGAATCCAAGCGAAGTGCCGGCAGTGAAGGAGCGATTGAAGAGGGAAGGGCTGTTCACGGAGTTTGATTCTGAGGGACGACCAGTTATCACAAGCACGAAGCAACAGGATGCCCTAGCCAAAGCGATGGGCATGAAGACTGGTCGGGATGGATATGGGCATACGGACGAGCACGGCAACTTCCAGAACAGTGGTCGACGTCGATCTGATGAAATAGCAGAGGGACGTGGCCGGGTTCGCAAGGCAATTAAGGAGTTGGAGGCAATGCCCGAAGAGGTGCCTGCCGGTGTTGTAGCGGGAGTACTTGACGAGTACGATATTGTTCCGGGAGTACTTGACGAGTACAACATTTTCCCAAACGAGGAGAACACAGGGTAAATACGATGGCAAAAAAGGAGAAGGAGAAGATTCGCCAATTGAAGGAAGGGGTTGGCTACGGCATGAAATACACGAAGAAAATGAAAGTGGTTGCCGTCAAGCCCAAGTCCAAAACCAATCGTGGCGGCTCTAGGAGAATTGGCGACATCGAGAAGTAAAGGCCCGATGGTGCAATGGCAGCACATCTCCGAAACACGTCCCACCCTGGGTCAGGGAGGGCGGTAACCGAGAGGTCCGCCTGTGCGGTTGAGGAGAAGACCGCGGGTTCGATTCCCGCAAGGGCCACCGAGGAGGACGCGAGGTAATTTGACACAAGGAAGGGTCATGCAGCGATGCACGGCCTGAACGGACCAGGCAACCCCCGACTTGATCCCCGGGGGCGTCGGATTCCCGTTCCAGCGACAGCCTCACGACGGGAGGGTTGTGCGTCGCCGCATGGCCCTTCCGTTTTTTTGCGAGGCTCACGATGACAACAGAAACAGCAAAACCAACTTCCCACCAAACGGGCACAACCCCCGACCCGATTGCGTCGAACGCACAGGATTTCAGCGGCAGTGACGATGAAGTCCTCGACAATTTCGCGGAAGTACCTAGCGATCAGGTTCCGATGGGGTTGGGCGGCGAGGCAGGAAAGCAATCGGAACCAGCAAGTTCTACGCTGGAAGCCGATATTGTAAATGGCACTACGAAACAATCCGGCGAGAAACTTCCGTCGGACTATCCCGCAGGCGGGCCCGAACCGGTTCAGGAGCCCGCAGGCGATGAAGGCACGGAGACTACTCCCGAGCCAATTTCCGAAGAACCGAAAACCCCCGAATTCCCGCCTGCGTTGCTGCAAATGGCGGGATATGCTGATGCCGCAGCGGCACAAAATGCTGGATTTAACAACCCAGATGCCTTGCTTGCCGCTGTTCAATGGCGCAGCCAATTGTTGACTCCGGGCACTCAAGTAGTTCAACCTGCTCCGCTTTCTGAGCAAGGGCTGTATCGACGCCCCGCTCAACCATCAACTCCTTCGGTGTCTCCCGCGCCAGAGCCAGTAGCCAAGCCGGAAGACACTGCCGATTTCAAGGCGTTTCAGTTGCCCACTGATAAACGGGACATGCTGGACGATGATTTGGTGGATGTGCTCGATCAAATGAACGAGCATTACCAGCATGAACACGAGCATCACCAGCAGGAACTGAAGTCACTTCGCTCTTCTGTTAGCCAGCGGGAAGCTGATATAACCCGCCAGCAAGCACAGGAGGAAAGTGCGAGGTTTGACAAAGTGGTAAATGCTCTCGGCGATGAGTGGAAGGATGTATTCGGTGAAGGCAGCGGTACGGATTTGGCTCGAATGGGCCAGGACGATCCTGCTGCGATGACTAACTTTAACCACCGGGTGCGGCTATTCGAGACTGTCGAAGCAGTGCGGGAAGTCAATGCTAAGCAGCAGTACAAGCCCATGACCGTCGAACAAGAAGTTCAATGGGCCTTGTTGCAGCGATACCCTGACAAATTTCAACACATGATCTCCGGGAACTCTGATTCCAGCCAAAGCAAGGGAGTCACCGCTAGTCGCCCGACTCAGCGAAAGACACCACCTAAAAACCAGAATCAAAAGGTTCTGGCCGACGTGGATGCCATGCTTCAAAAGCGGCATGGCCACTCGTTGGATATGGGCCAGGAGGATGAGTTTGATGGGAGAGAAATATAGGAGGACATCCTAGATGGCAACCATTCAACCGGCCGATATCCCTGATATTGTGGCCACTACGCGGGTTTCAGAGGGGCGTCTGCGCTTTCAGCAGATTGCACAGAATCTGCCCTTCTACGAGGTCTTTTCTCGCTGGTTCAAGCGGGATAAGGTCATGTTTTCCAGCGGGTACAAGATTCAACGAACGCTGATGAACAAGTTGAATCGTGCGGCCTCAAAGCATGTTGGGTTTCTACAGCCCGACAAAGTAAACATCATGGACGTCCTGACGACCATGAGTGTCGAGTGGGTTCATGCCCAGACCGATTGGGGCATTATCTATCAGACCGATGTTCTGATGAACTCCGGCAAGGACCTGATCCTGAACATCATCAAGCCGCGGCGTGTCGCATCGCTCTTGGGGCTTGTCGAAGAAATCGAGGAACTGTCCTTCGGGGCCGCTCCCGGCGTAAGCGACAACGTCAATCCGTGGGCATTGAAGTATTGGGTCACATACAATGCGACCGACGGCTTCACGGGTGCCGCTCCGGGCTCCCATACCACGAAGGGTGGTGTGAACACAACGAACGTACCGAACTTCAAGAATTACTCGATTACATACACGGATGTGAGCGACAACGATCTGGTGAAAAGCCTGCGAACGATGTTTCGTAAGTGTCGTTTCGTCAGCCCGATTAGTCATCCAGACTACCGGGGCCAGATTCGCGATCGCTATCGGCTGTACTGCAACGAGGAAACGATCTCCGCGTTCGAGGACATAGTTCGGTCGCACAACGAGAATCTTGGCAAGGACTTGGCGATGTTTGATGGTGCCGCGTATATCGCTGGCTACCCAATCATCTACATCCCGCAACTCGACGACGATTCGTCGAGCGATCCGGTCTACGTCATAGATCACTCGACGTTTTACCCGGTGTGCCTGAAGGGCGATTACCTCCGGGAAACCGGCCCGCTCCAGGGCGAATCCCACAATACGTGGAACTGTTTCACGGATTTGACTTACAACTTCCTCAACGTGGACCCGCGGCGCTCCGGCGTAGCGGCCAAGTCTGACCCGTCGTAACGGTGGGAAATCACTGACCGCGTACCAATAATGTTCGCTAACGCGAAAAAGGAGTTCAATACCTATGGGTACTACCAGACTTTCTGCCGAGGGTGCCGTTGGCCGCGGGTTAAGTCCCGCCATTTGGCAAGCATACGGCTTCATCGGTGGCAACTTCAACGATCCGTCGTTGATTCCGTTTTTCTTTGACGATTTCGCAAACTTTCCAGTGATGGCAAGTGAAACCGCGCAAGCTGGCTATTACACCTACCAGGATTCTGGTGTGACCGTCCAAGGTTGTGCGGCGGTCGATAACAGCGAAGGTGAGTTCGGAATCGTCGAAATTGCCGGCAACGATGCCGACAACGATGAAGGGCATCTTGAATTGGGTGCCAGCAAGCATGGGCTGGTTCGCATCGACCCGACTGCCGGGGAACGTGCGGTTGTGGCGTTCGAGTGCCGCATGAAGCGGACTTCGGTGACAGACAACCACACGGCCTTTGCCTTCGGGATTGGCGAACCGACATTCTGCACAGTCGAGGGCCTAGTGGACAACACGGGGGCACTGTATGCCTCCGGGAAGGATTTTGTTGGCTTCCAAACGCTCACCGCGAGCAATGAGGAAATCGACACAATCTACCAGATTGACAGTACCGGCACAGTAGTTCAGGTCAAGGATAACGCCGGAACAGCCGTGGCCGATACCTGGATCAAGCTGGGTGGCGTCTACGATCCTGGTGCCGAAGCCGACAAGAAGATGAAGTACTTCATCGACGGCGTGGAACTAGGTGATTCGGTGACCGATGCGATCATCACCGCCGGAACCGCCTTCCCGACCGATGAAGAAATGACGTTGGTTTTGCTGACCAAAAACGGTGATGTCGGCACAACTACTCACGAAGTCTACATGGATTGGTGGGCAATCGGAACCTATTCCGTTGATACATAACGTCCACCTCGCGTGGGCCTCCCGCCCCCGGCAGTCCGTAGTGACTGCTGGGGGCATTGTTGGATGCCGGCTTCCACGACCGAAGACGCGGCCGGGCTTGTGCCAACCGGACCATCTTAACCCCCGATGTAAAAGGGAAATTCGATGTCTAACGAAAACGTCATGCGGTTGTTCAATGATGCTGTTACTAACGGCCGAGTTCGCCCCAGACTGAATGTCATCGTCAAGACAGCCAGCTATACCGTCACATCAGGTGACTTTGGCTCGGTACTTACGACGCGCGGTGCTCAGGCCGCAGTTACGTTTACGCTGCCGGCAGCCTCGACGCAGAACAAGGGCGAGTGGATGTTGTTCGTCAACGTGGCCAACCAGAACATGATTATTGCCGGTGCCGATGAGGAGCTAGTTGTGTTCAATGACCTGACAGCCGATAGTATCGCGTTCCAAACCGGCAGCGAAAAAATCGGCGGGGCATTCCTGGCGATCTCGGACGGGACAAGCTGGACTGTGCAGCCACTTGCAACAGAGACACAAACAGTAACCGTTGCTTCGGCTTAACGCAAAGAAGCAGGGAGTGCCGGTTCTCTTTATGTCCGAAGACGCGGGCAGGCATGGTGCCAACCGGACCATCGTTAATCCAGATGTAAAAAGGAACTTTCAATGTCTTCTGAAAACATCATGCGGTTGTTCAATGATGCTGTTACTAACGGCCGAGTTCGCCCCAGACTGAATATCATCGTCAAGACAGCCAGCTATACCGTCACGTCGGGTGACTTTGGCTCGGTACTTACGACGCGCGGTGCTAGTGGCGAGGTGACGTTTACACTGCCCGCAGCTTCGTCTGTCAACAAAAACAACTGGGCGTTGTTTATCAACATCGCCGACGAGAACATGATCGTGGCCGGTGCCGATGAGGGGCTGGTTGTGTTCAATGACCTGACAGCCGACAGCATTGGTTTCGCGACGAACAGTGAGAAGATTGCTGGTGGGTTTTTGGCAATTTCGGATGGAACAAGCTGGCTGGTTCTGCCGATTGCGACGGAAACCCAGACTGTCAATGTTTTCACGGCTGCATCAACTTCACCTTCGGCTTCACCGTCGCCGTCGAGTTCACCGTCACCTTCGGCTTCGGTGTCAAGTTCGCCGTCGACCTCAGTATCTGGTTCACCTTCAACCTCACCTTCGGCTTCACCGTCACCGTCGAGTTCACCGTCACCTTCGGATTCACCATCGGCTTCGCCATCACCATCGACCTCACCTTCGGCTTCGCCTTCTGGTTCGCCATCGGATTCACCGTCAAGTTCGTCGTCGTAAACCGCCTTTGGCATGGGGTGGCAATGGACCGCCCCATGCCGTGGATGTTAGTACAATGAATGACTTGACCATCATCTACCTGACAGTCAATCAGATGCCGAAGTGCTGGGTGGAATTCCAGTTATCGCATCTTCGTCATGCAGCAGAGGGAAGGCCCATCATCTCAATTTCGCGAGAGCCGATGGACCTGGGGCACAACATCTTGCAAACTGGGCCGTTCGGGTACTGGAACATTTATCGGCAATTGTGTATCGGTGCAAAACTTGCCGAGACGCCTTATGTATCGCTGGCAGAAGACGATGTGCTGTATCCACCGCATCACTTCAGTGCCTTTCGTCCTCCTGCTGATTCTGTGTCGTACAATCGGGCAAGATGGTCCCTGTTTACTTGGGACCCGATCTACTGTCTCAGGCAGCGAGTGTGCAATTGCACGCTGATTGCTCCGCGAGCACTTCTGATTGAGGCACTTGAAGAACGGATGGCGAAACACCCAGACGGTGATTCTCTTCCGGATACCCATGTAGGCGAGGTTGGTCGTCCGAGAGTGGATCAGCGACTTAGGGTTAAGAGTCGCAAGAGCGTCGAATGGTGGTCGACTGCACCGGTTGTTCAGCTTAATCACTCAAGTGGAATTGATGTCAGGCAAAACCAACAGCGCAAGGAACACGGTCAACTCAGGGCGCACGACGTTCCTTACTGGGGTAAAGCCGTAGACATTGCCGCAAAATATCTCGGAAGGCCCGTAGAGGTTCCCAAGAAACACAAGGAAAAAACACTGCAATGAATCCACACGAATGTATTTCAGAGACGTTCAGTACCAAGGAACGTCGTGACAGTATGCCGCGATTGTTACGCCGAGGAACCAGGGATGATCTTGGAAAGGTCTTCAAGACCCTTGGATACCGGGATGGAGTAGAGGTGGGTACGAGGAAGGGCATTTTTGCCGAGATCCTTTGCCGTGCTCATCCCGACATGCACCTGCGATGTGTCGATCCGTGGATGGGATACAACAGCGTGAGTCAGAAACGCCAGAATCTCATCTATCCCGAAGCCGTAAAACGGTTGTCGAAGTACAACGCAACCATCATCCGCAAGACAAGTATGGACGCGGTTGCTGATTTCGAGGATAGGTCACTTGATTTCATTTACATCGACGGGAATCACAAGTTCGATTTCGTGATGCTGGATTTGATTCACTGGGTGCCCAAGATACGGAAGGGCGGGATTGTGTCGCTGCACGATTACAGGCCGGGACATTGGGCTGGTGTCGTGGAGGCAGTGGACGCCTACACGCGGTGCCATGATATTCGTCCGTGGTACGTGACCAGGGAAGGGGAGCCAACGGCATTATGGGTTCAAGGGTAGGTAGATGTTGCCAAGTATTGGAACACTGCAAGCTAAGGTTTGGGGTGACACTCGGTTACTCTATGCTGCCAACAACACACACTGCCACCTGATTAGATTTAGGAATGGAGGGTACTGCTCGAAGCACCGACACCAGCACAAGTGGAATCGCTTTGTCGTCCTCCAGGGGACGTTGATCGTCCGCATCTTTCGGAATGAGAAGATTCACGAGGAAACGACGGTACGAGAAGGCCAAATGACTGATGTGCCTCCGGGCGTTTGGCATCAGTTTGAGGCTTCAGAGGATGGCGAGGCGCTGGAATTCTATTGGGCCGAACTGGACGCAGAAGACATCGAGAGGAAGACGGAAGGAGGCATGGAGTGCGAAGCGTCGAGTCCGTAGAGCACCTGTGGAAATCACGCGCCAAGATCAGGCAGCGCAACAAGCGACGTCACGTAGAGAAGCTGCACAACACATTCCTGGAAGTGGTGGAGAATCTAGCAAGAGGCGAAGAGTACGATCCAGACCGGATGCGATCTTCGTCTTTTTTTCAATACATCCGTCGATACTACCAGCACTGGCAAGAGGAGCCGCTATCGGAAAGAGCCGACCGAGAAGTGCGGGAGCGAATGCAAGATGGAATCGACCTGTTTCACGACATCAAGCAGAGCGGTATGCGTGATCCGCTGGAGATGTTTATGCAAAGAGGCAGGCGGTATTTGGTTCTCGGTAACCGGCGGTTGGTGATCCTGCACGTTTTGGGCACGCCAGAGGCAGAAGTGTTGACCCACACGAGTTTTGACGCATACTGCAAATCCCAGGAAGCGAAAGCCAGATGAAGGTATTTGTGCTAAACGATACGTCTTCGGTCAAGCGGCGTGGGAGAACGCATGACCATGCTGGCTCAAATGCCACGATGCGGGAATTGTATTCACTGCTGGCTGGACACGAGATCGTTGGCAGGCATTACGCCGGGTCGAGGAAGATAAAGAGCACCATTGCTGACAGCGACTTGGTTATCTGCAATGGCGAAGGGACGATGCACCACGACCGCTGGCAGGTGCATCTCATTATGGATGCGTTGCGCGAGGCTCAGGAACGAGGGCAAAAGACGGCACTGGTGAATTCAGTATGGCACGAAAACGGCAGGCGATATGATGACGTGCTGGACCGATTGGATTTCTTGTCGTTCCGGGAGATAAACAGCCATGAGGCGTCTGGATGTCGTGGCAGGATATACCCGGACTTGGTGTTTGGCGGGGCATTTCTTTTGTCGCCGAAAAACAGAAGGTCGGAAATTTGCAAAGGCAACGATGTGGGAGGGATACTGAATTCGCTTCCGTACCGTCGCATCCCAGTGGAGGGTAGTTTCCAGGAGTGCATCGACCTGATGGCGGACTGCGCAGTGTACATTACGGGACAGTACCACGGCGTTATCTTGGCGATTATGACGAACACTCCATTTGTCGCCATACGGGGGAACACGCCGAAGATCGAAGGGTTGGTAAGAACTGCGGGGGTCAACATTGAGGTGTACGGGGACACGAATGACATGGGCGAACGTGTGGAGGCAGCCCGGAAGCGTCAAGACGCATTTGATGTCATTCATGCTTACTACAGGAATGTGTTACTGCTACAGACGTGTCCTGAATTTTTGGAATTGTTGGGACTTAAACATCGTGAATATGCCTGACACAAGGACAGCCAAATGAGAGTTTCCGTTATCATCCCAGTTCTCAACAGCCACGAAGTGGTACGAAGGCAGATTCTGCACTTCGAGAGGATGAACCTGCCGGATGATGTTGAGATCATCATTATGGATGACGGAAGCGACCCGCCGTTGAAATTCGATACCGACGTTGTAACAATCCACCAGACCAACGAGACGCGGCCGTGGACGAGTTCCATTGCACGCAATCGGGGTGCGGAGATCGCCAAAGGCCGCAACTTAATTATGGCCGACGTGGGCTACATCATCCCCAAGAAGATGATAATGGAGGTGCATGAGTTCACGGGTCAGAAGATGCAATGCATCCGCGAGTTCGGCGTGCTCGACGAAAACGGCTGTTTTACGCAAGATCGCGAAACCCTATTGGATTACGGTCTTTTGCCGGCCCGTTATGAAAGGCGAGGCGCCACGATACCACCGCATCCAAACGTCTACGCCATGAATCGTGACATCTTCCTTGAATTGGGAGGTTACAACGAAGGACTTGTTCTTCGACGGCAGTACCCCCAGGGTGAAGACAATCTCTGGAAACACGTTTGGGCCAAGTGGCAGAAGGCAGGAAAGGGGCAGGTTGATGAGTACCGGCCGACAGTCTATATGTTCCCGCGTGGGCAATTTTGCGGGGATGTGGATTACAACCCGCACAATCTGTTCCACGGCTTGACTCGCAAGACCAGGACCAACGTGTTCTGGCACCGGCAATTGCGACGGGAGGCGAAGGCGAAATGAACATTACGCTTCTCAGATGCCCGTCTCCGTTCCTGATTGACGAGAAGGTCTTTCCACCGCTCGGGTTGCTGACAGTTGGGACTGCGCTAAAGCGTCAAGGTTGCTGTGTTACCGTGCGTGACGAAGTAGTGCCATGGTCCGACTGGTACGGTGTCGGCCCTACGACAGCAGAATATTCGACAGCGAAGAAACTGCTGCGTGCGATCAAGCACGATCGGCCGGATGCGAAAGTGATGATTGGCGGCCCACACGCCTCAACCCGCCCTGATAAATGCCTAGAAGACGGGTTCGACGTTGTTGCCGTAGGGGACGGCGAGAATTTGACAGTAGAGATGCTTACGAGCGGTGTTATTCATTTGCCTGAGTTGTTGCTGGACAGTTATCCAATCATCGACAGAGATCTCTTGGATGAGGGCATCCATGGATACCACTACGAGATTAACGGGATTCCGGCAACGAGTATGATAACCTCCAGGGGTTGCCCGTATCGGTGCGCCTTTTGTTCCAAATACTCAACAGGCGTGCGGTTCAGAAGCGCTGGGCTTGTCAACGACGAGATTACCCTTTTGCATGAAGTCTTTGGCTTCAGCGCATTGATGTTCTACGACGACACGTTTATTCTCCGCCCGCAGCGAGTGCTGGAGATTTGTAAGCACCTGAAGACTTTGGGCATTGTCTGGAGATGTTTTGTACGGGGCGATCTGATCGTGAAACATGGGATGGACTTCGTGAAGCTCATGGCGGATTCTGGCTGTGTGGAAGTGGCGATGGGTGTGGAATCCGGGTCCGATGAGATACTGAAGGCCATCCACAAGGGAGAAACTGTTTCTGACATTCGCCGAGCGACTGAATGGCTGGATCACTACGGCATTCGCGTCAAGGGCTTGTTTATCGTCGGCTTACCCGGCGAAAGCTGGGAGACGCTGGAAGACACTACCCGCTTGATAAGCGAGTTGCCTTTTTCGGCATTGGACTTCACGGTCTTCCAACCCTACGCCGGCAGTCCGATTTACGAAAACAAGCAGGATTACGACATTGACTGGGATGAATTGCCGTGGGATGAGAGTTACTTCAAAAGCCGACCCGGCGAATACCATTGTCATGTCCGAACTTCTTCGTTAAGCTCCAAGGAAATCGAGTCCGCGAGAAACAAACTAGAATTGACAGGAGCATTGTAGATGACGTTTGCAAAGGACCTTTCGATTATTGTGCCGGGCAGAAATGAGCAGTTCATGCGGCATACGATTGAAGACGTGCTTTCGCATAGTCGAGGCGACACGGAAGTAATCGCAGTCTGCGATGGTAGCTGGCCGGACCCGCCGCTGCAAGATCACCCACAAGTCAAGCTATTGCATACCACTACCCCAGTGGGCCAGCGGGCGGCGACAAACCTTGGGGTGCAATTGAGTCGCGCCAAGTACATTATGAAGCTGGACGCTCACTGTTCCACGGACGAGGGTTTCGACATCAAAATGATGGAGAAGATGCAGCCCGACTGGACAATGATTCCAAGTATGCACCGGCTGCATATCTTCGATTGGGCGTGTCCTGACTGTGGAGAACGAGTGTACCAGGGAGCCAAGCCGAAAACGTGCGAAGAATGTGGTGGCACCGAATTCTATATGCACATGGTTTGGGAACCTCGCTTGCAGTTCGATCCAACGGTGTCGTGGCTATTTGACAAAGCACTGCACTTCCAGTATTGGCGGAAACATAAGCGCCGACCCGAAGTGAAGGAGCAGGCCGAATCGGGCATCATCGAAACGATGTCCTGCATCGGCTGTGCGTTCCTGATGGAGCGGGAGCGGTTCTGTGAGTTGGGCGGCATGGATGAAGGGCATGGAAGCTGGGGGCAGTACGGCACAGAATTGGCCTGCAAGGCGTGGCTGTCTGGCGGGAAGATGGTAACGTGTCTCGATACCTGGATTGCACATCTCTTTAGAACAGGGAATTTTTCCAAGGGCAATAACTCAAGTTGGCCATATCCGATCTCGCAACGAGACATCGACAAGGCCAGGAAGTATTCCAGAGACCTATGGCTAAACGATAAGTGGCCGAAGGCGGTTCGTCCGCTTTCGTGGCTGATTGAACACTTTAAGCCAATACCGGCTTGGCATGACAAGAAGTAAGGAGAACCCCAATGGCTTTTGCCAGAGAAGACGTTTTCGGAATGTTCTCACTGACTGCCGCAACGGAAATCTCGTTGCCGTTGGACGTGCGCTATCAGTACAAAATAGCCCACACGGGTGACGATGCGGCTGGAAACGATGACGCGAACTCGGCTAAGTCCGCATGGTTGTCTACGCTATCGGCCACAATCACCTGTGACGGCACCGTAGAGGACGAGAAATACGAGTTGGTGACCGACACCGATGAAACATTCGGTCCCGGCATCAGCACGTTGTACGTGAAGTCGACGACCAGTGCGGATGGCGTCATTAAGCTCTTCCGCATCGGCACCCCCACTAACTCCTACTGAGACCCATTATGAAGTCACGAATGCCTGACGATTACACAATTCCCGATGATCCTGACACCGGCCGTATGGATGCTGCGTATCTTCGATCCTGCCTTGGCCTTCGCGCCAAGCCCGATGAAGATCCTCCACAATTACCCCTGGCCGTGCGTCAGGTTCATTACGACATGGCCCGATCGCTCTCTATTTTAGGGGCGATCGGGCCAGCGGGAATGGATCCAACACAACTAGCAACAGTGGTGACACTGGCATTGCGGAACGACTCACTGCAACTGCCGAAACCCGAGAAGTCAGCATACTCGTTCATGCCTGAAGTGGAGGCGGGCCGTGTCAAGATAGGCCAGAGGGTAGTGGTTCACTGGCGCAACAAAGACCATCCGGCGCATTTTATTGGGATGAACGGGGACCGCGTGGTATTGCTGCATGATGGGAACGAACGGCGATTCCGCCCTGATCTTGTGCGATACCCCAAGGAAGGTGAATTCCCGGAAGTTGCGGAGAATCTTAACTCGCCAGCAATAGCATAAGGGGGGCACCATGCCTACAAACGTAAACGGCCTGGCTACGTGGATGAAAGTCGCGACAATAGCGGTGGGATTCCTTGCTACCTCGGTTGCTAGCGGTCTGAGTGGCGCGTACCTGATGGGGTCGAGTCGCTCGGATACGGCAGCGGCAATCCAGCAGAACACGGAATGCCGGAAGGACCACGAGCAGCGTATCCGGCTGGTCGAATCCACGCTGTCGCGAATGGACGCGAACTTGGAATGGATACGCGAGGCATTGGAGAAGTAGCTTCGGCCGGTGCGGCTGCCGGTGCGGGCGTTCACTTTTTGACGAGGTAGTAGCATGGCTGAATTTGCAATCAAGATCGGCGACAGCGATAGCTACGATGACAAGGACATCATCGCCGCCTTCAGCGACCGGCATATCCAAGCCACGCACATGCAGCACCTTACGCACAAGCGGCTTGCCACGAAGAACGGCCATGGCTTGATGTTGCCCGGCTCGCTTATCCAGGCTCGGCTGGAGCGGGTAAGTGAGTTCCGATTCGAGCGGATAGACAAACGTATGGTGCAAAGAATCGTCATTGCAACAAGCGAAGTTCAAAGCCTTAGTCATACGCCGAACGCGGCCGGCGAGTACATGGACGTTGTGGAGTTCGTTGCTCGGCGGTTGCGGTTCGCCAAGAAACCAATGTTTGGCCGCCCCGGTCGCGAAGTCTGGTACGGCGGCAACACAGACTATAGCCAAGCGGCCGTGGATGACGTTTGGCATCACATTGAAACGCATACCGAACACCGCAAGGCGAATTACGATCTATTCCCTGCCGGTACACGCGACCTGATAGATCATTTTTTCATCAAGACCGACGCCTTTGACGATGCGACGGCGGATGAGTTGGTGGCTCCACTGCTTGACGACAAGGATGAGTTGGTGGCTCCACTGCTTGACGACAAGGACGAGACAATCAAGAAACGCAAGCACCAGGTCAAGTGGGACGAGTTGCCGGGTATCTCAGCCAAGTCACGAGACGATATCCGCAACAAGAACAAGAGCGTGGACGGTAGACGCAAGGGCAGTTTCAAGCGTGCTGATATCGTAGTCGTAAAATCCCTGATGGCAACAATCACCAAGAGCATCGGCACGTCAGCAGACCCAGCCCGCGACTACAGCACAATAACGTTGTGGGAGGCTGCGTTGGGTGGTGCTGCCGGTGGTGCTGGTAATGACGCTGATGGCGAGTGCTATGCCGACAGCGATTTTGACGAAGATGTCGTGCTCGATGACGCAACACCAGACAGCATACTATTGACTGTACCAGAAGCAGAACGACACGATGGTACAGCCGATTCTGGTGTGAGGGTGCTGTGCAGCACAAGTCGTGGTCTCAATGTCACTACCAATGTCCCAACTATAGTGGAATGGTTAGAATGGGATGTAAATGGAAATCCACCAGACCATACGACTTATTCTATATTCAAGTCTTCCGGAGATGACCCTACATTTAGAAACAATATCCTCCATGATGTATATGAAGACCCAAGCGGTTCCAATACAAGGGGAATTCTCATAGGTGACCCCGGAGTAGTCACTAATAATATCATCTATGATTTACAATCAGATGGGACTGCCAATAGGCATATGCATGGAATTCTAGTTGGTTCATCGTCTGGCGATGCTGCGTCGATTTACAACAACACTGTTTGGAATATCCGTCGAGAATCAACAGCAGGTAACGTGTGGGGTATCAGTATAGATGATGATGTTGTGGTTAAAGTTGCCAAAAATAACATCGCAATGGGTATCTCTGCTTTCAGTGGCACGGAACTTTGCTTTGAGAATATCTCTGGATACACGAATAGTGTTTTTGATTACAACTTGTCATCCGATGATTCACTTCCAGATGCTTTACACAATGTCGAAAGCAAAGCAGCAGCAAACCAATTCATTTCAACTGTAGATGGTAGTGAAGACCTGCACCTGAAAGCTGGAGCCGATGCAATTGGAGCAGGAACAGACCTCGGCACAACGCCAGATGGCGTGCAGTACGACATTAACAATTTCGACAGGCACACGGCGGCTGTGGTCTGGGACATCGGAGCGGATCAGTACGTTGCGGTCGTTTCCGGCAACCCATGGTATTACTACGCTCAACAAGGGGCAGCGGCATGAGTACGATATGGATGGATGTGGACGCAGCACTTGCCGAGGTGCCGGTGAACGTGGCGCCCTTGATTTCCGACAGTGATTTCAAAACTGTTGATGAGGGGATAGCCTACAACGAATCTAATATGGCGTTGTACTGGCATTTTACAACCACTGCCGGAGCAACAACCGTAACGGCGGTGACACCCACAACCAGTGGTCTACACGATTGGGCTCATCAAGACCATGGGATGTACGCCATCGAGATCCCAACAGCCAGTGGAGATATCAACAATACAGAAGAGGGCTTTGGGTACTTCACTGGCGTTTGTGATGCGGTGTTGCCGTGGCGTGGGCCGACGATTGGGTTCAGGGCTGCCGCGATCAATAATCTCATGATCGACGACGCCGACCTGCTGACCGAAGTGATGTTCAACGATATCGTCTACGTGGACGACTCTGGCACGGCAGGCACGACGTGGCCGACCGGGTTGGCGTTCCAGCCGACGACCACGGTCGCGAGCGGCAAGGACATCGCCGACGCGATCAACATTAGACGACTCCACATCCACGGCTCGCATACGCTGGGCGAGGCGATGGAGCACTGGGCGTTCATCGCCGACGGGCACATCGACACAGGCGACCTGTTCACACTGGGCGGTCAGAGCGTCGAGCATAGCACATTCGCGGGGATGATTATCACCGGGGCGATGGGGAGCACCAAGGGTGTGGCGAACGCCTGCCAGGCCATCGACTCCGCCGTCTATGCGGTGACGGACATGAACGCCTTGGTTCGCAACGGCTCCATAAGCGGGGCCTGCTCGATCCTTGATGACGGCTGGTTCGAGGCCGTTGATTGCAACTTCGGCTCACTGCTCGCCTGCACGCTGACAGTGCAAGGCTTGGGGGCAGGGTCGCATCTTCACATCCACGGAATGGGCGGGGAACTGACGCTGGCCGGAATGACTGAAGGGTCGGCCCAGATCGACATGAAGGCCGGGGCCGTGCTTATCATTGACAACACCTGCTCGGCTGGTGCGCTAACGGTCACAGGCGACGGCACGGTCACGGGCACTGGCACTGGCACCTTCGCGTTGACGATCACGAAGCCGGTGGCGAACGCGGTTCAACTGGCGGGCGGAACCCAAAGCCTGACCGACCTGAAGGACTTCGCTGACACGGGCTATAATCCGGAAACGCACGCCGCAAATGCAGATATGATTATGATTCACGGCTCCAACCTTACGGAAACCCCCGGACAACTTGCCGGGCGGTTCGTGAATTTCTTCGATCAGTCGGCGGCGGCGTACAATGTCAAAACAGCCCTTGCCGATTTCAAGGCAACAGGCTTTGCAACACCGACAAACATTACAGCGGGAACCATCACTACCGTTACGACCCTGAGCAACCTTCCGGCGTGCCCCGCCGATTGGCTCGACGCGGCTGGTATTAAAACAGGGGCGTTTTCCGCAGATGCCTTTGCTGCTGATGCTCTCGTGGCCGCTACGTTTGCTGCTTCTTCGCTGGACGGGAAGGGTGACTGGAGCACGGTAGTTCCTGATGCTGCGGGCGTTGTAGCGACAGCGCTGGGTAATCTCGAAACGCATGGCGATAGCACATGGGCAACGGCCACGGGGTTTTCTACTCACACGGCTGCCAACGTATTGACGGAGTTCGGCACGGGTTCTACGCTTACGGACTGCGCTACCGCAACGGGATTCAATACGACCGTACCTGACGCTGCTGGCGTGGTAGCAACGGCACTCGGGTTACTCGAAACGCATGGAGACAGCGACTGGAAAACGGCCACGGGGTTCAGCACACACGCGGCGGCAGACGTGTACACCGCCTTCGGGACCGGGGCCAATCTCACGACTTGTGCTACGGCAACCAGCACAACGTGCTCGGACAAGACCGGCTTTTCCGTCTCGCAAACCGGACTCGATGCGGTGCTCAAGACGACTACCTTCGCGTTGGCAATGGCCGATGCTACGTGGGATGAGGCGATCGCAGGCCACGCCACCGGGACCACGTTCGGCGGGAAGAACCAGAAGGTTGTGCCCTCAGAGACGATTGACGATTACAAGGCGATCGGGTTCTCGACGCACAACGCGGCGGCGGTATGGACGACAGGCAGTCGGGCACTGTCAACGCCAGCCGATTACAAAGCGGACGTATCGGCACTTGCCCTAGAGGCGTCGCTGTCCGACGGCTCGGTTACGCTACACAGCGACTACGATGCAGCGAAGACGGCTTACACCGGCACGCCGCCAACAGCCGACGCAATCACTACGGCAGTGTGGGCAGCGGGTACTCGCACGCTTACTTCATTCGGTTCGCTGGTCGCTGACATTGCAACGGCCGTTTGGGCGGCGACGACGCGCACGCTTACGGCGTTTGGTTTCACTGTGGTTACCGATGCCGCAAGTCGCACGGCAAGCAAGGCAACCGGATTCAGTACGCATACCGCGGCGGCCGTCAAGACGGAAATGGAAGCCGACGGATCCAAGCTCGACCATCTGTGGGAGATGACGGAAGACGACGACGGCACGCGACGGTTGACCGAAAACGCCCTCGAAGAGGCACCGGCGGGCGGCGGTGCTACGGCCGAAGAAGTCAGGATCGAAATGGACAGCAACAGTACGCAGTTTGCAGCCATTGTCGAGGACACCAACGAACTGCAAACCGATTGGCTCAATGGCGGCCGGTTGGACAATCTCCTGGATACAGCGGCAAGTAGAGGAAGTAGTTCAACCGGCGAGGGAGCCTACACTGGCACACTGATCGTAGATGATGGCGAGGGGAACGGCCTTGCGGGTGCTGTGGTTGTCGCCCGCCGAAGCGGCATAGTGAAAGCCAGCGGTACGACAGACGATGATGGGCAGATTACTGACTGGGTATTTGACGCTTACACTTACGACTTGGCCGTGCGACTAGATAGTTACCAGCCGACAACAGATACTCTTGCAGTAAGTGCCGACGACTGGGAAAAGACGATCAGTTTGAGCGCCATGTCCATTACGTCGCCGAGTGCAATTTCGTTGTGTACGGTCCAGTTCCGTGTAATGCTTTCAGCCACGGCAGTAGAGGGAGCCGTCTGCAAGGCCAAGCTGCAAGGTATCAATCAAGCATCGGATGGAACACTCCTGTCCAATGAAGAATTGTCCAGCACCACCAGTGCCCTCGGTGTGGCGGAATTGCAATTGGTCCGCAAAGACTCAATCGTCAAGGGCAACGGCATCTACAAAATCTGGGTCGAGATTGCCGGGAAGCCGGTAGCCAGTGTGGAAACAACCATTCCTGGGCAAAGTGTCATATTGTTTGAAGACTTATTATAGGAGTGTAATCATGCCGACCGTTCAGCTATATCAGTATTTTTGCGTGACTATTGACGGCAACCCAATTCGGGGCGGATCACTGTCAGAAGCCAAAAGCATCACCCTGGCCGACGGCGAGATTTCCGACCAGATATTCAAGGTGGCTCCGGAAACAGCCGTCAAAATCTGGGACAAGACCGAGAACGAAGCCATGGGAAATTTCGATTTCCTATGGCTGGAGACGGACCTGGACGTGTTAGTGCAGTTCACTACTGACGCCGGGACGACAGACGCCTACGACGTGAAAGAACTCAAGGGTTCTGGCAAGGCCGGCCAAATGGGGCCTGCTCTTAACTTGGGTTCCGATATCACAAAACTCCTCGACGGCTCGATTGATACGTTCGACGGGACCGCCGACACGATTGACGAAATCTGGGTGCATAATTCTGACGACACGAATACAGCCCGCGTGCGAAGGGTGGTGGCAACATGAGCGAAACAACCGATTACGATTTGGTCAAGACCGAGATCGCCAGTTTTATTGGCACCCCTGAACAACGATGGGACAGCCGAACCGCTATCGACGTGGAGTCTGCTATCCGCAAGGGGATTGAGGCAGTGGTCCACAATAGCCTCCATCAATGGTCGTGGATGCGCCCGACGTACCGGTTCCAAACGGCTGATGGCCAGCGTCGACACACACTGCCCTTGGACTTTGAGCAGTTCATTGATGCGATTTACTTCGATGGGGACAACTACACTTATCCGGCAATCAAGCAATTGCCGTCCAGCCGCTTGGCTCAGATGTATGGCGAGTACAACAACACTGGCGTTCCGACAAACTATGCCCTGGAAGTTCTGGCCCATGACGGATCGACACAGCAGCACCAGCAACTCGTTCTTCACCCGACGCCAGATGGCGAATACACTCTTGTTGGCCCGTATCAGGTCGGACCGATTCGGAATCTGGATACGGCACGGCCATGGTTTCCCGGCGGGCCGGAGAATCGGGAGCTATTCATCGCAGCATGTTTGGCAGCAGCAGAATCAAAGTTCCTGGACGGGCCAGCGACCGACAAGCAGGACCAGTTCCAATCTGCGCTGGTAGCTGCAATCAGCCGCGATCACAAGAGGCAACCGAGAAACCTCAGCCAGATGGGAAGGCGAGGGCAGGGGCGTGATTCTTACCGATACAAGTTGGGGACAACTTATCTTGGGGACCAAGATGTTTGATCGAAAGGGCTGCTGATGCCGCCTAAAGTTAAAACGTGGGAGTTGAGATGGCCGTCCATGGGCGTTGCTAGGCGGCAGGTCCATGAGCGAGTTGCAGCCGCCGTTTCGTATTCGACCCCCTGGGCCATGAATTGTCGCTTGGAAGATAGCTTGACCAACCGCCTCCGCGGCGGCTCATTTACTGCGATTGACGCAGGCGATAGGGAAGACCTGGTGTACCGTGACCGCCTATTGACAATCGACGGCAACGTAATCCAGGTCAGCCGACAGGGAGACCATTCCAACTTTGATTACAGCAAGGACATCTCCGATATTATGCGGGCAACCCGGTTTCAATTGTCGGAAGCCGGAGAAATCGGTGATGATGTAGTGGCTCTGATCCCTCACAAGGATTCATTCTTGCTTGGCTTCACTGCGGGCGAAACATGGGTACAGCGCGGGGATCCATTAACCGGTTCGCAACGAAACATATCCCGCGAAATCGGAATTATCGCTTCCGGGGCGTGGTGTACGGATCACGACACGGCGTACTTTCTATCTTCACGCGGGCTGTATTCAGTCAGTGTAGACGGGAGTGGGCTAAAGGCACTGTCTGAAGGCAAGATACCAGAGGATTTGGTGGGGCTGGAAGACGATGATTGCACGTTGACCTACAATCATGCTGATCGAGGCGTCTATATTCATTTGTCCGAAGGTGTCTCCTGGTTCTACAGTACGGAGGGAGACCAGTTTTGGCCGTTCGATCTGGATACGACAGACAACCATGTGCTAATTGGCCCATTGCGTATCGGAGGGCCAAATCTTTTTGGCATAATCCAGACGCTACACGGCATGATGGCAGCCGATAGTGCAACTGTGCGGTGGCGGATAGTCGCAGGCAATACGGCAGAGGAGGTCTGCGATAACGGTAAGGCTGCTATTACTGCTGCATTGGATGGAAGCAGCTTTGATGAGTATTATGATGCAAGTGGCGCGTGGGAAGCAGGTAGATCCCATACGGCTTGGCCTCGCGTGAGGGCGCCCTGGGCTATCCTGTGGTTGAGTAGCAGTGATTCGTGGGCCTACGAAGGAATAACAATGGAGTCTGCTCCTTTCGGAAAGTGGAGATAAAACATGACCGTCCCAACAGTACCATGGCAGCCGCCCGCGCAAAGCGAAATTGTTTTCCCAGATGCGCTAACGCCATATTCAGCATTATGGTGGACTTCTCAATCTGTCACGCAGATTCCGTCTGATACAGTTGGCTGGCTGGTGGCTCAGGGGTGGCAAATTGTTTCAGTTGATTATGACGAGGCTGCACGTCCCCCTACGCCTTACTATACACTGCAACGAAACTCGATGCAGAACTGGGGCATACTCCAAACGCTCCTGAACTCATGGACCGTGGCGTACAACGACGCGCGGTGGGCGAATTCACTTCGCTACAATCAGATCGTGGCAAACTGGAGCGAATTGCTCACCACTAGCCAAACGCAGTTCGAGGCTGGAACAGGACAGCAGAATGCGCATGCGGCGATCTATATGGGTGACTTGGATGCGTACATGAATCAGGTGGATGCGCTCATTGATGCGAACGAGGCTCAAATTGTAGCCGATGCAGCTACGGCCACAATAGCCTTGACCGCACTGGACGCCAAGCTCGCTGACCTTGAAGTCAATGTCACCACTAATGTCTCGACGATCAATGGCTTACTAGACAACCAAACACTGTATCTCGGTAGTTTCCTGACGGATTTTGCCATCAAACTGACGGAGTTGAACACAAACTATTCCACTCATACTATTGCGATCGAATCGTTGCTGACTAATTCGACAACGCAGTTGGCGACATTTATCGCAGATCAGACACCAAAGCTCAGCCAGTTGGAAACGGAAGAGTCGAATGCACGCATGGCGGTAGAATCGCTTCTGGCCGGCGAAGCATCGTCCTTGGCAACGCACCTTATCAGTCACGCGGCAAAAATGAGTGAGGCGGGGCCACATGGCGATGCTACGCGGATAGGCGTGGAAGCATTATTGTCGGGTGAGGTTGAGTCCTTGGCGGCACACCTTATCGACTATACCGTGAAGCTGGCAGAGCCGGAACCGCACGGTGATACCACACGAACGGACGTAGAGGCGATACTGACTGGTGAAGTTTCGTCACTGGCAACACACCTCGTTGATTACGCCGCTAAATTGGCTGAACCGAAGCCGCACGGTGATACCACACGAACGGATGTGGAAGCGATATTGGCTGGCGAGGTTTCGTCATTGGCAACACATCTCGTTGAGTATGACGTAAAGCTGGCCGAGCCGAAGCCGCACGGTGATACCACACGAACGGATGTGGAAGCGATATTGGCTGGCGAGGTTTCGTCATTGGCAACACATCTCGTTGACCATGCGGCGAAAATGAACGAAGCGGAGCCGCACGGCAACATAACGCGAGCGGCGGTAGAGGCGTTAATCACCACGAAATCGGAGGCGATGACTACTTACTTGGCGAATTATGCTGCTGCAATAGCGCTTTTAGCAACCGATTTTGTTGCACATCATGCAGAATCCATTACGGATCAGGCAGATGCTCTGACCCAACTGAATACGCACATCACGGCCTACGAGTCACATCTGCCAATCTTGGCTGCCAACTATACCGATCACGCCACCACAGTTGATGGGCTGCTGACTACAGCCAAGAGCGACCTGACAGACTATGCCACACAAACGGAATTGCTACTAGCAACACTCCTGGACGATTACGCCGGCATCGAAACAGAAATTGACGCTTTGCTGGCCGAAGGTTCATCCACGATTACAGCGCATGCCGCCGATTACAATACGGTACTTGGGCTATTGGAGCCAGATCATACCACGCATACGGTTACTGCGACCGCGTTTTTGGATAATCTCGGCGTGACGGAATTGGCGCGAATCCACGAAGCATTCAACGCAACGCTATCGACACAAACGCAACAGTTGGTAGACCGGGGCACGTATTCTTCCGATATAGCCGCAGACATTACCGCTAGAAACGCACGCGACCGCAACGAAGAGATTGTTGCCCTGAACGATCGGCTAATGCGCGAGCAGTGGGAGAATCAGCACAAGCTGTATGAGCAGCAAGTCGCAATGCGGGGCCGCACCCTAGACGGGAAGGATCGGGTGTATAACCTTCGGCAGGACGTGCTGCGATACCACGCCACCCAGATAACCGGCGTATATGCCATGCTCCAGGACGTTCGCAACCGAACCCTCGGCGCTAGGCAGGGAATCTATGGGGCTCGGGACGCCAATTCCCGGCTTAATATCGAAGTGCAGGCAGGGCTTTATTCCAATCTACAGGATGTGCGGATCAGAACCATGGAGGCAGCGGATCGGGTTTATCAACTTCGAGATGCTTTGTCGAAATGGGCAAACGAAGAATTGCACCGCCTCTATGGCGAGCAACTTCAAGTGCGGCTCAAAGCAGCAGAAGCAATAGACCGTCAACATGCCGTTCAGCAGGAAATCCTGAACGCAGAGGAATTGTCGCGAATGCGGTTGCATGAGCAACTGATGGACGAGATTCGCTTGGTACTGGACGGTCTGGATCGCGAGCGGGCAGCCACATCTGACGTCGCAAAGACGGGGATAACTACCAAGCAGCAATTGCACGATCAGCTAATGAATGAAGTTCGATTGGTCTTGGACGGCCTTGATCGCGAACGGGCGGCCATATCTGATGTTGCAAAGACCGCCATGACCACCAAGCAGCAGTTGCATGAGCAGTTGATGAGCGAAGTTCGATTGATGTTAGACGGCTTGGATCGCGAGCGGGCAGCTACGTCCGATGTTGCAAAAACCGGGATGACTACCAAACAACAGTTGCATGAGCAGTTGATGAACGAGGTCCGGCTGGTACTGGATGGGCTAGATCGCAAACGGGCAGCTACGTCTGATGTTGCGAAAACAGGAATGACCACCAAGCAGCAATTGCACGAACAACTGATGAACGAGGTCCGGCTGGTACTGGATGGGCTAGATCGCGAGCGGGCAGCTACGTCCGATGTTGCAAAGACCGGGATGGTCACTCACGAGCGACTGTTTTCAGCGATACAGGGTGTGCTGGCAATGCTCCTCGACAAGCTCGAAAAGAAGCATGGCCTATCGGTGGACGTGTGGCGGAATGAGGCAAATCAGCGGGATCGCTTGCTGGAACAAATTCAGGCGGTTGTGTCGCAGCATATCGCCGGTATCGACCGGCAGCACGCGGCTCAACAGGATGTATCTCGCATTGCCATGTCCGAGCGGGATACACTGCTGGGTCAGCTTCAGGATGCCGTAAAGGGTGTGTTGGCCGGCAAGGAGCGCTATGCAGCTATGACTATGCAGAACGCCCTGGCATTGTCGGAACACCGGCACCGCATGGTGGTCGAGAAGATGAACGAATACGCAGTTAGGCTGGAGGGGCTGCAAGGGAAACACACCGAAGACATGCAGTTAATGGCCTACCAGTTGGACGAACGAAACAAATTGTTGATCGGTCTCTATGGCTTCGTCGAAAGGCGAGAAGATGTGGGACCGAGTATTGAAGACCTAGCTAAGATTTGTACTAGCCTCGGCGACAGCGGCGGGGGCTGGTTGACGCCGTAGGGAGGCAAGGGGTTTTGCTTTGGATTTTTAATTTGTCAAGCATATAGGAGATGAATTATGGGCGCAGGTTCACACAGTGAATCTCTCTCGCTGGGTGGCCGGTCGTTGACTCGGACGGCAACCGTGAGTGGAGAAAATGACACTCTATTGGGCGGAACGAGTTCGCCAATCTCGCTGGCAGCCGGGAACACCGTAACCAATTGGGTAAAGACCGATGCCGATACGGCGTCATGCGTTTTGCCTTCCGGTCACGGCTACACAAGCGGAAAGTTCGACGTGTATTCCTTGGCAGGCGTTATTTACCGTTATGTAGTGCAAGGCACGGTATCCGGCAACAATCTGACGCTGGATGGTGGGTCGGTGCAATGTGGCGGTGCTGGTTTCCCCAACAGCGAAACTGATGGGGTTATTGTCTGCAAGCAGCAGCAGCACAATGTTTCCTTGGATGGGGACAATGCGGTTCTGGTGGGCATACTGGCGACGTGTCCGGCGCACCTGGATATGCAGGATGCAGATAGTGACACGATTCGGGAAGTAACCTTATCGGCCAGCGAACCTGACCTTTGGGATAGTGGGCAGGCGGTGAACCCCTACACGGGCGATCCAATCACCAAAATTCGTCTTAGCAACGGTTCGACGACGGCCGGCACGTTCCAGATACTGATTTCCCAGGATTCGGAAGTGTACCTGTCACCGTCAGAATCACCGTCAGCTTCGGTATCCGGTACGCCGTCGACTTCACCTTCGAGTTCGGTGTCAAGTTCGCCGTCAACTTCGGTGTCTGATTCGCCGTCGGATTCACCTTCGACTTCACCGTCACCTTCAACCTCGCCTTCAACTTCGGTGTCAAGTTCGCCGTCGGATTCACCGTCGACTTCACCGTCACCTTCAACCTCGCCTTCAACTTCGGTGTCAAGTTCACCTTCAACTTCGGTGTCTGATTCGCCGTCGGATTCACCGTCGACTTCACCGTCACCTTCAACCTCGCCTTCAACTTCGGTGTCAAGTTCACCGTCGGATTCACCATCGGCTTCGCCATCACCATCGACCTCACCATCGGCTTCGGTGTCAAGTTCACCTTCAACTTCGGTGTCAAGTTCGCCGTCGGATTCACCGTCGACTTCACCGTCACCTTCAACCTCGCCTTCAACTTCGGTGTCAAGTTCACCTTCGGATTCACCATCGGCTTCGCCATCACCATCGACCTCACCATCGGCTTCGCCGTCGAGTTCGCCGTCGGATTCGCCATCCAGTTCGTCGTCGTAAACGTAAGCCAAGTTTCACTTAATGTCACGGCTCAATGCTTCGTAAGCGCAAGCAACCCACTCCAGACTTTCGGCTTCCCCCGCCGTTTCAGCCGATAACAGGGGAACGGGCACCACTTGTAGTGCCTGGGGTGCATCCCTATTGCGCACTGATGCAAGTGGCGGACGAGGATACGCATGACAATTACGTGGTATGCCGTGGATTTGACACTCGCATTAAAAAGTTCTTTGATTACGACAAGGATGACGCAGAGAATAAGCCGGGAATTTCGGTTGCCAAACCTTACGGGAAACGAGTACAGGGGGCATACCAGTTGGGGCAAGTATTCGCTGCCTTTCTACCCCTGGGTCGGCTCGGGCAAAATCCGGGTCGGGTTGAGGATGATGGGGAACACTGCCATGGACAACCCTTGAGCCTGGAAGATGAGGTAGTATTCCTCCTTGACGATAGTGACCATTACATCAATTGGATGCTCGTGGATGGTGGTCCGCTACTGATGTGGGTGAAGTTACAGGAGAATTTGTACGAATGTGAAGAAGCCGAAGCACTGGTTGTTATTGCGGACGATGACGGACTGTTTTGCGATACGGGTATAAGCCTGACTGTTTCTGATCCGCATGGGACTGTCCGCGCAAGTGCTTTGGCTGTGGGCGGGCGGTACATTCGGGCCGGAAATCGAGCACTGGTCATGGCCGTATCGGGCAGTGATTCAGATGGATCGTCTAGCTCTGATGTCAGTGCGAATTTGTGGGCAGCAATTACGTTTGGAAGTGGCGATTGTTGTGGCAGCGAAAGTTCGTCGAGCGAAGAAAGTTCGTCGAGCGAAGAAAGTTCGTCGAGCGAAGAAAGTTCGTCGAGCGAAGAAAGCAGCAAAAGTAGTAGTTCATCAGACGAATGTATAAAGTGTTTCACCGGTGTGTGTGCAGATGACATACCAATTGCCGATAGCGTTGAAGAAGGCGATTACGTCCTTGGTCTTAGGGACGGTTGCTTATACTGGTTCCCGACTACCGATTGCGAAGACGAATCATCATCATCAAGTGGCGGTTTGGATTGTGTGGCGTGTAATGAATCGGGGCCTGAAGCAATGCCATTGACGCTCAGTGGCATTTTGAAGGGAACAGAAGACGACAATGATGATCTGAACCAAGAATGGTCACTATCCCAAACCACTGATTGCGAATGGGAAATTACTGGTGGCGACCTACCCTCGGCGGTAACCGGCATCGGACTGGTGATGGGCGTAGACGAAGAGCTTGCATGGGCGGAACTTACTATTTCCACAACCTCCGGCGAGGCGACATTTACCTATGACCACACCGCGGCAACAATGGATTGTCGTGACATTACTTTTGAGTTGGGTGGCGTATCCGACACCTGTTACACATGGACCCAAGCAGGTGCCGCAACCGGATAGGTAAGCAATGGGCGCAGTTCAATTATGGGGTGGAAAGATACTGTTTCGGCAGGCATACGGCAGCAAGATAGCGATTGATCCGGCGTGCTGCTGTGAGGAATCGTCGGAATCGTCGGAATCGTCGGAACTGCATTGTGTTTGCGAAAACCTGACCGACGGCGGGCCGTACACGTACCTCGCGACGTTCACGGGAGTGGTTGCGAAAGACCCGGTTGACTGTGCCGACTGCGGCGATTGGAACCAGCAGCATGAAGTTGATTGTGTTACGTCGTGCGTGTGGTCAAGTTACGGTCCTGGTGCGTCACCGCACATTGAAGGAGCAACTGGCCCAAAGGATACTATGCCGTGCCTTGGGGCGGTTGAAATTACGGCGACAGACATTGGGAACGGCGTCTCACTGAGAGTGGATGTCTACGAGAATGATGGATTACTGTCGGCGGTGTTTGCCAAGGACTTCTTGGGAGCGACGCCAATGGACCTTGATAACCCCGGTGTAATTCCTCCATACGGAACGCCATACCTCAACAACGTAAAGTGTGACTGGACTAATGCAACCTGCACGATGACATCATAACATGAAAGCCACAAAGCAGGCTGCTAAAAAACCTGTTCGCAGCCGTGGGCTTGGAGACACGGTAGCAAAAGTAACCTCTACTATTGGGATTAAGCCGTGCAAAGGCTGCAAGAAACGACAGGCGAAACTGAATAAGTGGTTTCCGTACAAAAGAGCGACCATGAGCGATCTGAAATCATATTTCGAGCGGTGTTACGTCGTCAATCTGGACCGGCGCCCCGACCGATTGAAGTCGTTTCTCAGTCAAGTTCCCGCCGATTGGCCGTTTGTGAAGATCGAACGGTTTGCAGCGATTGACGGGAGAAAGTGCCCGCGGCCAACACATTGGCGGGCTGGCGGGGGAGCCTGGGGTTGCCGGGCCAGTCACTTGGCGATATTGCAGCAGTGCTTGCAGGATGGGGTTAAGTCGGTACTAATCTTCGAGGACGATGCCGTGTTCTGCGATGGGTTTGCCGGGAAGGTTGCGAAGTTTCTTCGGAATGTGCCCGACGACTGGGGGATGATTTACCTTGGCGGGCAGCACTTGAAGGCCAAGCAACATCATCCCCAGCAAGTCAACAAGCACACCTATATTCCTTACAACGTCAACCGGACACATGCCTTCGCGGTAGGTGAGAATGGAATGCAAGCCGTTTACAAGCACCTCAATACCAATGACTGGCGATCCCGTCATCATATCGACCACCATTTGGGGCGTCTTCATATGGCGAAAACTGTTCCGGTGTACTGCCCGCGAGAATGGTTGATCGGGCAAGCGATGGGCAAGAGTAACATTTCAGGGCGGACGCACCGTAAGCGGTTTTGGTCGCCTGCGGATCAGTCCACGAAGAAAATATCTCCTGCTGAACATCCGTTTGTTGCTGTTATCGGGCTGCATTCATCTGGATCGTCCGCCTTGGCCGGCGTATTGCATCACTTGGGAATGCACTTGGGAAATAAGCTAGTCGGATACTACGGCAGCGATCCGAACAAGTCGTGTGGGTTCGAGGCGGCTGGACTTATGAAGCTCTGCGAACGGGCGATGCCATTTCCGCGAGCGACGATTGCAATTGCGGCGCAACCCGAGTTTGCCCGTAGACTCAAACGCTTTTGCAACGAGAAGCGCCGGGAAGCAAATGCAAAGGGCACGCTGGCGGCAATCAAATATCCGCAACTCTGCCGGGCCGGGGAACATCTTATCAATATCTTTGGTAACAAACTCCGTGTGATTCGGATTGATCGGCCACTGGAAGAATCCATTGCGTCGATCTGCCGGCGATACCCAAAGAAAGAGCCGCAGCAGTTGCGGCTCCATCAGGAATGGTTGCTTGCCGGTCGAGACGAACTGTATGGGAAATTGACCGACAAGCAGCGGATCACAGTCCGATACGCCGATCTGCTGGAAAATCCCAGTCGGGAAGTCGAGCGGCTGATCTCGTTTCTCAGTATCCGGCCGACGGCAGCCCAAATTGCCAAGGCAGTGGATTATGTAAAGCCGGAACAGCAGCACATTGCATCCGAACTGAAATTGGCGGAGGCAACGGCATGAGCGTCAAGCAAATGCGGATTCCAAAGAGTATGAGGCAGCTATTGGAATTGGCTATGGCAATGACCGGCGGCAAAATCGCTAATCAATCGCAGTGGGTAGAAGTAGAGCGTGATTTCGACCGGATAGCGGGCAGCTTGCCGGGCGTGGAGAAACTAAAGGGCAGTTCGGCGGACATCCCGAAAGACATCGCACCTTTCGACGCCTGTTACATCGACGGCGACCATACCGAGGACGGTTGCAGCAGGGATATTCTCACCGTGTTGCCGCTAATGAAACCGCATGCGCTGGTTTGCGGTGACGACTATTGCCGCAAGTCGGTACGACAAGCAGTGGCAAATTGCCTGCCGACTAAACAAGTACGACGATTCGGAAAGGAGTGGATGGTAAGGCTGTGACAACTCACCTGTTAATGGTGCTGGGACTTGAATTCGACTGCAACTATCTGCCGCATCAAGCTAGGTGGTGGCATGATCGCGGCATCGACCAAGTGCATATCACCTTTCACTCACGCAAGCCCAGATCGCTACCGGACCTGAGTGAGTGGAAGCAGCCGGTAACTACCGCCCTATGGATCGGCACGTTTTACAGCGGGACGAAAGTTGCACACCTTGAGAAAATGCGACGGCAATATGTTACCAAAGACGATTTGTATGTCGTGGTTGACGCAGATGAATTTCCGGCTATTAGCAATGTTACCGCCTGCTGGAAGAAGCAAGGCAGATGTGCGCCGGTCATGTATGGGAATAATGTGGATCGCTTTGCGAAAAAACCAGGAGTACTTGGCAAGCTGAACCCCGACGGAAATATCTTGGAGCAGTTTCCCGTTTCATGTCCTGGCTGGAGCCAGAGCGTGTTGGGTATGACGACATCGAAGGCACTGCTGTTTTGCGGCAATGTGGTTTACAAAGGCATCCACCAAAACAGATTCCATTCCCGCGACAGCTACCAAATTGCAGGCGGCAAGATCGCACGTATCTGGCACTGCAAGTGGGTTAAGCAGCGCCGAGCCAAAGCAAGGGCCCGTATTCGCGATTGGCAAAACACAAAGAAGACAGGCCACGGCCACTGGAAGAAAAGCCGAAAGCTATTGAAGTACATTCGGCGAAAGGAAAGACACAATGGGAATTAGACTCGAACACCAACCGTCAGTCGGCATGGCATCCTATGCGGCCGGTCGTGGTATGTCCCGCGAACGGCAGAAAAAATATATGCTGGACCTCCTCAGGGAGCGGCAGAGGCAGCAGGCGCAACAGCAGGCACGACAGCAGGGATTCAACTACCGCACTTGGCTGGAGGGCAAGCGCCAGACGGCAACGAACCAGCGGATTGAGGATCAGCAAAAGTTCGGCATGGGGCAGGCGAAATTAGCAGCAGAAGGTCGGGATCGAGCCGAAACAGAGGAGAACAAGCTCGGTATGTGGAAGGACCAGTACGAGACGACTATGGGCGAATTTAAGTCGCTTCATACAGAAGGCCCTAATGCGTGGGTAGACCCAGAGAAGAAGGAGGAGTTTGATAAGTTGTACCGTGACATACAGACACTCGGTGACGATGACAATTTCGATGCCTTGGATAGCTACAAGATGGCAGCAGAGAAGGGCCAGAAGTTCTTGAGCGAGTTTGATCGAGAGGCAGAGATTATCCAGTATGATAAGCGGAAGGGAAACACATACACGAGGGATGATGGAGCAAAGTTCCTGAGGGCAACGGAACCTGATGGAGACGATAAATTCATGGGGATTGAGGGCGACCGGATAGTGACCATTGATGGCCAGAAGTATCGGAAGATATGGAATGGGCGTGACATAGATTTGGTTCCGCTTGAAAAGGCGGAAGACCCTTCCAAAGCGGCTGCGAAAGCGACTGCGGAGAAGGCTGATACGATTGCGAATCAGAATGCGATGAGAGCTACAAATAACAAACAGATAATGGATGCTGCAAAACTGGCAACTGGGGACCGCAAAGACTATGCTAGCGACGAAAAATACGAAGAGACGCTCGCAAGCAACATAGAAAAAGCAAAGCTCTTATATCCCCTTCCGTTCGAGGATAGCCAGGATGCGCCCGGTGACAGCAAGGATAAGCCCGGTGGAAGGCCAGTAGCGGGACTGAAATACGATGAGGCTACAGGGGATCTTCAGTCAACCGAGCCCACGGGCACACCTGGAGCGCCACCACCGGAAGCACCGCCTCAACCCCAAGCCGTACAACCGGCACCTGCTGGTCAACAGCCAGCCCCAATGGACATGAACCTGCTATCAGAAGATGAAAGGCATGATCTGGCCGCACTTCCTCCAGAGCAACGGCAAGCACACTACGACTCTCTTATGCAACGCCATGGTAGAACCCCTGAAGATCGAAAGGTTGCTGCCCAACATGAAGAAGAATTCGGTCATTTAAGAGGGGCTCCAGAACCAGACTTGGAACCAATGCCAGACTTGGAACCAATGCCAGGAAAGTCAAATCGGGCTAATGTTGATGTTGAAACCGACGAAGAGGTCCAGGCCGATTTCTTGAGGATGCAAGCCTCCAAAGGGCATGTCGCCCAAAAAATCAACCCGGAAATTGAAGGGGTGGACTTGACAATGCCCGTGCCGACAAAGCAATCTCGGGTGGGCACAAAGTCTCGCCAGGAACTTGTGACACAACGGGCAAAGCAAAAAGCCGATGCCCGTCGCAATAGGATAGCTGCTCGTCAGGGCAAGTTACCTGCGGGGCTACAGCGATTGGTAGCCTCGGCTAGGTCCGGCAACCGGAAAGCCCAGCAGGCTCTTACGCAGCGAGGGATTCAATGGCAACAGTAGCCGATTGGGATACACTGGCAGACGAGATACTTGGCCCGGCGGTAGGCGCCCCTAACTCACCGCCGGACTGGGATTCACTTGCAGATGACATACTCGATCCCGATCAGTCCGAACCGGAATGGCCAGACGAACCTATTCCCGCAGCCCCCACATCACTACCCCCGATAATACAAGATTTACCGAAAGAAGGTGAACGGCAGGTTGATCGCAAAGTTCCGCTACAACCGCCTGCACCAAAGCCGCCGATCCAAGTGGAATACGGCGACAATAAGGTTGCTACGTTCCCACACGGCACACCCAAAGAAAGAATTTTGCGGACACTCCGCAAGCACACCGCCGACCAGCGCACCCTGACGCCCGAACAGGCGGGTGGCCGATCCCAGTGGATCGACTCGGACAAGCACACGGAGATGCGGAAGACCACACCCGTCAGTCAAAAAGGGCTGGAGGAATACGCGGAATTCTTTTCTAGTGAAGACGCCGATGGCAAGCCCATCGTAGTGAAGCCTGAAGACGTTACCCCGCAGATGCTGGAGGGGGTAATCAAGGCCCGTGAGGAATATGCGGCTGATGCAGCAGGAGATCCGATCGACCTAGTAGCACTTCGCGAATTCAACGAAGACACCGCGGCGATGAAGCGGGACGTGGACCGCCCGTGGTCGAACGAGACTACAGTGGAGCATTTCGCTAGGTTGATTGACAAGGAAATGACACCCGAAGAGATGGTTAAGGCGGCACGGACACAGGGGCTTGAAGGCGACATTACGCCAGAAAAGGCTCGTGCGGCACTTATCGAGAATCGAGCCGCGGCACGAATCCCAGAGGTGGTTGCTGCGGATGAGGAGATATTGGGGAAGCGGCCGGGGTATCGTGAACCAGAAGACAAGCCGCACCTTCCCCTACCTACCGGTACGCCTCCCACTTGGACTGACACGGATATGGGGGGGCACGCTCCAGCAAACGACAATGAGCGTATGGGGCAATACAAATACACCATTGCAAAATCGTATAGTGAAATTTGGGCACAAACACATCCGGAGTGGAAAGATAGTAATACTGAAAGCCGATTGGCACTCCTGAATCAGGCAAGAACAACTTACGGCCTACCTGAATTCAGGCAATTGCCGGGGCGCTTGGGTTGGAAAGCACATTCTAAGACCCATGCAGGCCGTAGCGGAATAGCTGTTCCGGCAGTCAGTGAACTTTCGGGGCATATGTATAACGTCCGAGTTCAGCGAGCTATGGAAAGTTTGCAAGCGGCGAAAGAGAAGGGACAGGAACCTCGCATCGGTGATATGTCCATTGCTTCCGAACACATGGAGGAAATGGCACAACTTGGACGCGGCTTGACTGTAGGAGGCTGGACGCACGCAATTTCGTTGCCAATGCTTAAATTTATGGCTGAGTTTACGGTCGGAACTGCGGCAGTAGGAAAAACAGTCAAGGGCGTTCATGCTCTTTCTACCACGGCGCTGGCTAGGCAGACTGGTACACGTGTCGCTCTATTAAAACTCGCAACTCAGCTTGGCAGCAAGGCGAAGATGGGTGCCTATATCGGCGCCAAAAAAGGTCTCGTGTCGCGGGCGTCTGGGGCTGTTGGCGGCGGACTTGTTGCGGGTGTTATTCGTACTCCTGTTTTAGCGCCACGAATTGTTGAACAGACACTTACTGCTATGTCTCCCAGTTACATGCCGATGATAGGCGATGACAAAGCGGTGGAAGTATATCTAGCCAAATCTCCCGAGTCGTTCCTGAAAGCAGCTACTAAAGCAATGGGTTCTGCATACATCGAGATGTTGAGCGAAACGTCGGGTTACGGAATGCGGGCATTTAAGACCGCTATGCTTGGCCAAGTAATGAAACGGTTTGGCCTGAAAAGTGTCAAGCAGGGCATTGGGATTCTTGAGCGAATGGGTTATCACGGCATAGTAGAAGAGTTTGGTGAGGAACGGGTTTCCGCAACCATGCACGCAGCGTTTGGTCTTGGGGAGTGGTCGGATGTTATTCCGGAGTCGCAGCAGGCGCTGGGCGAACTTGCATCATTTAGTGTTCCATCAATTGGTGGAGCGTCTTATAGTGCCCTCGTTAATAAAATGAATCCGCGATTGACTAGCAAGGATGTGCAAGCCATTAAAGACCGTTACAAGTCTGGTATTTCGCCGTCAAGAACTGAGGGCAAACGATGGGGGATGGATGCGAAAGACATCAAGAATACGGGCACTCGGCGGCGGTGGCTTAACAAAACCGTTGCTGCAATAGCGGATCATCAGGTCGCTCAAGAGCTAGAAGAAATCGAGCGACAAGTCGCATGGGAAAAGTACCGCACGGAAGATACTGAAGCACAAGAGGAAGTAGCTGAGGAACAGCCCCAAGCGATCGAGCCGACGGTAGAGCAGCCGACCGCCCCGGAACCGCCCCGGGATAATTATCTACGCAGAGGGGCTGCCAAGGCAATCGCCAAGATTCAACAGCAGAGACAGGCCGAAGCGGCTGTCCCTGAAGGCGAGAAGCAAAAGCCCGTCGTGGCGGAGACACCGGAAGCAGCCGCCGAGGCCGAGACGCCCGCAGAGGAGCAGGAAGCGGCCAAGATAAAACAGCCCGTAAGTGGATATGACCCAGGCGGCATACTTCTTTTCCATGGCACAGACGAAGCGGGCCGTACCGCAATTGACGAAAGCGGAATAATACGCGGTCCTGCATACCTTACGTCAGACGCAGATGCGGCCAACGAGTATGGCGGTGGTGCCGGCGCAACCGTATACGAAGTTCGCGTTAATCCATCAGAACTGCTGGTTGACTTTGATCTCCCCGGCGGACGACTGTTGGACGTTGCTAGTGCAAACGAATACACAGGAAACGAAGACTGGACTATTGAAGATTACATTGAGTCTGGGCAATCTGTCGGCACGCAGGCCAGCGTGGCAATCCGCAAACACTCCGCACCGAAAAAGAAGAGGCCCGACGCGAAGAAGGCACCGGTTGCGGAGGCCCCCGCTAAAGCAGAAGCGGCGGAGGAAACCGAGGCCGAGGAGAAGAGGATTCGTCGTACTGGTGCTGGGTCCAGGGGGGGTGTTAGCGTCAAGGTTGTGCCTCATCGCACGAGTGAAGGTCGCTTTGAAGTCGCGGTAGTAAAGGATGGCACCCGTTTTTACACGGGCGACTACGCGGACATTGAGGGTGCCACCGAAGGGGCGATTGATCTCCTGAAGTCGCCTGGCAAGGTTGAACCGCCTGCGCCCCCGAAGACGAAGCCTGCTGAACCGGCTGCCGAGGTCCCTGCCCGCAAGCCAATTACTGCCAAAGGCGACGAAATTGACTTGTCCGGCGTATCCGACCAGCAATTGCGGCACCTATCGAAACAGCACAAAAAGACCTACGACGCGACAGACATCGGAAGTGCAATTGCGTCTGAGATTCAGAGCCGGGGAATCAAGGACTACCAGGAAGGGCCCCCAGAAGCGGCTCCGCTTCTCGAAAAGAAGACGGCGGCTCGAAACCTTCGCGAAGAGAAGGAGCGAGCAATCTCAACGGCCCACACCCAAAAGAACGCCGTCGAGCAGAAACTGACGATCCAGAGTGCCCAAGCCCATGGCGTCCCGCTCGGGGGCCGAGGAGAGTATGGTCTTTCGGCAGCAAAGAAGTGGAAAAAACAGGTCCAGGCCGCCAAAGAGTGGGCGCGTCGCCACGAGGATTACAAAGCGGCTGAGCAAGCTATTGAGGATGCCGAGGCCGAAGTTGATCGGGTTAAGGCGTTGGAGGGTGAAGCAGAGTTAGCATACAGTCGCGAAGCAGGCAAGGATTTCCCGAAGGTCCCCGAGGGACAGGTGCGCTATGCGATCGAAAGTCGCGGCCAAGCCAAAGTCGGTAAGTTTGATCCTGAGCGTGGGCAGTATCAAGTCGAGTCGAGTGGGATGAAGGGTTGGGTGTCTCCCCAACCGCTTCTCGATAACTATGTTTCCAAGGAAGAACGCGACGAACTGAACAGGATTGAGCAGGAATACCGTGATGCCAAGGCGAAACTGAATGCCCAGAAAGCTAAAAGGGCAGAGAAGGAACGAGCAAAGGCCGAGAAAACGCAGCTTCAAGAATCACGAAAAAAAGCTCGGCGTGATGCGGCAAGCATTAACTATTTCCGCGACCTGAAGGAACGAGCCAAAAGAGTTAAGACAAAGAAGAAGCAAACTATCAAGATCGACGACGACAAGGCAGTTCGCCCATACACCAAAACGACAGGCGAGACTTGGGGCGATTGGGGAGTAGCGAAGGTTCGCGACAAGGAAGGGCTGCCTGTTTCCCACAAGGAGGATGGTGGCGTTGACCTGATTCACACGCCAAGTGGCAAGATCGTTCAGACGTTTCGCAACGCACCACTTGCCAAGCAATTTGCCGCAATGATTGACGAATCGGGACTGGACTATGCCGCTGCACGAATGGAGGGCGAGAAGACCTCGTGGGAGAATCTTCAGCAGATGTTCGATGCGTGGGGCGATGAAAACCTGAGCCATATTGCAGACGAGGATTTGGCGAGTAAGTTTACCGCTACTCCTATGGAGCCGGGCATTACCGCCGACATCATCCTGGATTCCTACGACCTCGGCCAGCATGGTACTACACAAGATATGACCGATCAAGGCGCCGGAACGGTCAAGCAGCTTGTCAAGGATGTGCCCGAGTTTGCCTACGACCCGGTGTTCGTGGTGGACAATGACGGGATGCTGGTTTTCCGCGATCACTACACATTCAAGTTCCCGCCTGGACTGTTCAATCTTCACCCATCTGAGATTCAGTCGGGTCAGACAGTTGGAATCAACCTGCCGGACCTTGGGCTGAAGTTAGAAACGAGTCAGGCCCAGGTTGTTGCGGCCGTGTTGAACAACGAGGGGTACACAGCCAAAAGTAGCGGGACCAGCGACCGCCTTACGGTGCGACGGGGTGGCAAGGTGTTCTCTGTCGCCAAGGACCGCGGAAAGGAATGGCGGGTGCAGGGGCCGGATTCGGCGATGGAGAAAGACCTGCAACGGCTGGTCGGCCAGATTCGGTGGGACCACCATTCGATGCGAGAGAAGATCGCTGTTGCCAGAGAGGAAGTCCAGCCCGCCCCCGAGCCAGCGGCACTAGAGGGTGTGGAAGGGAAGAAGACAAAACGACCGCCGGTAAGCGAGCATCGTGCAGCTACTGGTTCTGCGACGATGCGAGTTGGCGGCATTGACGTAAAACCGTCCGCAATCACGTCAAAGATGGCATCCAGTAAGCAAGGGCGGTCTCTGCTCAAGCAGTTGACAGATGACTCCGCGAAACCTCGCAAGTGGTCTGTTGGCCGTCGCAGCATATTTGAGTTCATTGCTAAAGCATTACATTCGCGGCTCATCGTGGCGCGATCGCAAGTCAGCCGAAAACACCCGGGCGTATATCACGAAAAACCGCATGTCTGGTTTACTAAGTCTGGTCTCGACGCGCCCACGAATCTGCATGAAGCTGGACACGCCCTGCTGGGATTACTGAAAGACTTTGGCGAGTTGTCGGAAGAGTTTCAAGCAGAACTCACAGCATTTGCCGAAATCAATCAGCCACCGGACGGATTTGCATCTGCCGTCAACCCCCATGAAGGAATGGCGGAATTGCTGCGGATCTGGACTACAGACCCGTTATCCATCCCCGATTCGCTTCGCAGTCAGTTCGAGTCGGTTGTGGAAAGCCGAGTACCCGGTACGCTGGATGCGTTGAAGGATGCCAGATTGGCGTTTCTCTACAACGAATCCCGCCCGCCAGCCCAGAAATTCATTGCCAATATCAACGACCACCGCAAGCGTGGCGAGCGAACACCAGCTAATCAAGCATCTGCTTACTGGCACGCACTCGCTCAAGAAGTTGTCGGCCCATCGGCCGCGTGGACGTGGCTGGAAAAAGAAATCTGGCGGAACATGCTCGGCACCCAGGGCGTTGGGGCCAAGTTAAAAGGCTGGTTTACTAAGGAAGGCAGCAAGGCCCGTCGCAACGCCAATGCTGTTGTTCGCGAGGTGATGGCCAGCCTGGAAGACACGCCTGCCGACGTGAAAACTGCTCAGCAACTCACGTTTCACGTTCCCAGTATCGTCAGCAATGCACTCTATGGGACGGAAGAAGGCACCAAAGGACTTCGGGTCCATCAGGTAGGAAGCGGGTTCCACGGCCTGCCCAATGCAGAGGAAGCTATCGCCCGCTTGCAGGCAGCCGGATTCGAGATCCCCGAAGCAGAGGGACATGGGGAATGGCTCGCCTTGCATCCCAGTTCACTGGAAGACACAAAGGCTGCCCTGGGCGATAGTTGGGAATCGTTCCTTGCATGGGGGCAGTATCGAACCGTTCTTTACCGGCATCGCCATGCTGAGGCGCGTGGCGAAGGATATTCCTACCCCATGATGGATCAACTGCCTCCAGACGTTCTGGAGAAAACGCTGGATGACATGGCCCGCGAACATCCGACGTGGAATCAGCACTACAAACACTTGCAAACCCTGCAAGACCAAGCGTTATTGCTAGATGTGCTTTCCGGCGAACACACTGTTGATGAAGTCATTCGCATGAAGGAAGCCCACGAAGACTACTGGACGCTCCCGCGGCAGATGGAAAACCTAGCTATGCAGCAAAAGGCTGCGACTGGAATCCACCCGACATCGGGTGTTCGTGGCCAGCATGGTTCTCGACTGCCGTTCGTCTACGAGCAGGATGGCATCGAGCGAAAACTATATCGGCACATTTCTGCCTATTACGACATTATTGCGAAGCAAGCCATGTTGCGGATGCAGCAACAAATGCGGGAGCATTCCAAATGGAAGCAATTGCCCTTTGCGGGGCGTAAATTTGTTGAAAGCATTATGGTTCCCCTGCGAATGGACACGACTGTTGCGGCAACGCTTACAGAAGAAGAACTTCAACAGATGGCCGCCGATGCTATCAATGGTTATCTCGAACGGGAAGCAGGAGAGACATTGCCGGAGGAAATGCAGATCAAGCCCAAAGACGTAGTGCTGGACGAGAACAACAAGCCCATCTTCCGCCGCACGGCTCCGCGGATGGCCAACGTAATTTCACTGTTCGACCCGAAACACCCTGGAGTCCGACAGTATTTCTATATCCCCGACCGAATTATCTTCATGTTGCAATCACAGAAGGGGACAAATCTTTTGGATTGGGCTCTGCCGGCATTGACCATTGGTCGCGAAATTACGGAACCGTTCAAGCGCGAATTGGTGCAGAACCTAGCATTCGCTACCCGTAACGTACCTCGCGATATTACTACCGGCGTGGTACTGGCTGAAGACGAACGCTCTTTGGCTCCTGGTGTGACGCATGTTATTGGCTTGGTCGAAGACACATTAGGCAAGGATGCGGGCGAGCGAATGGCTGCCGAGTTGATTTCACGTAGCATGGAAGGCGTCCATCACGAACAACACAAGGGTGTGTGGGGAAGTTTTGTGGGGGCTATGTCGGAAGGAGTTGTCATTCATGGCTATGGTGACATGACATTTCCACAGCGGCTTGTCAAGGCACCAGGGCAAATAGCTTCTACGGTGTTGAAACCCATCACGTTTATCAACTGGCTCACAGGAGGCCGGTATGCCAGTTCCAAGGGCGAAACTGCTGGACGAGCCGGAGCGTATCGTATCGCTAGGGACCGTGGATTAAGCGCCGCCTCGGCACAAGCTAGGTTCGATCGGGCTACCGGCAACTTTACTCAACACACCCGAAACCGAGCCTTCGCCGAGATGTGGCGTATGATGGGATTCCTAAATCCCGCGTGGCAGATTTCTTGGCAGATGTACGATCAGGCGCTCCATCCCGACCCGAAGGTTCGCCAGCAGTTCTACGCCTATAAGTTACCTATCGTCGCAGCAATGGGGATGGCAATGTCCGCTACGTCGTATCTTGGTGCAATGGCACTTATCGCCGCAACAAGTGATGACGACGAAGAAAAAAAACGTCGCCAGGAGGAATGGAAGCAACGACAACGAAATCGGTCGAACTGGAGTCGCGCTAGGTACGTACTCATAGGTCTATTTAAGCTGCCCTATGAGTACGGTCCCATCGGTGCGTTACAAAGCGCGGCTGCCGTCGCGACGATGGATGTATTGCTCGATGGAAAGGTGCAGCTAAACCGAATCGCAGACATTGCGGCTGCGAGGACATCGGGTGTCGCGGAAATGCTAGGTGACTTATTACCGGTTCCCATGCAAGTCAAGACTGGCATCGAACTGGCGCTGAACTACAAATTCTTTTTTGAGGAACCGGTCGTTGACCATCGACTGAGGGAAATGTACCCCGATTCGCCAGAACTCCAAACATGGCCCGATACGCCAGAACTATACAAGACAGTTGGCCGAACACTCGGCGTAAGCCCCGAGCAGATTCGTCATGCCACGCGGGGGATAATAACCTCGCTGGGCGACGATCTGGTGAGCACCCTGTCCAGGGCCGCTGAAGGCAAGCGAGTGCTTGGCGACGAGGCAGCAGACTTGCCACTGATTGGCCGCTTGATGTCCCGCGAAGCGCGAGGGTTTGCGTCCAAGCCCGTTCAGGATTTGCGGAAACTTGTCAAGGAATACGATGCACTACTCGGCGAAATCAAGGACCACAAACGGCGCGGTGTCGATACCAATGAATTAGAAGAACAAGTAAAGCAACTAGCACTGGCAAGAGTAATGAATTCCCTGGTGAAAGATGCTTGGGATGAAGCAAAGAAAGAACGTGAATCTGCATCGCCCGATCCGGAATTGGCAATGGAACATGAACGGCAGATGACAGACTTAGCGGCTCGGTTCTTCGAGCTAGTCGATGGCAAGACAACCAATCCTGAATTACGGGAACGATTGTACTTGTCAATTGTAACGGCAATTAGCCGCATTGGCACACCGTCGCAGAAGGACGATGAAAGTAATGCAGACTTTGCTGTTCGTGTGAAAGCTGCCAATACTAGACGCGAGCGTCTATTTGTCGCCCAAGCTACAGTCGCTACCCCCTTGAATCTGCATAATCGCACAACCGAGACACAAAAAGCGTTACACAAGATATTGAGAAACGCAGCCCACACCGCTACATCAAAGCCAGATGGCCAAGACGAATGGACAGTTGAATGGGGCCGTCAGTCAGGCCAGTATCAACTCCTGCGAAGTTCTGGCATCCCCCTCAAAGACGCCAAGCAGCTACTCTGGGACTATTATCGCTACCAGAAAGTGGACAAAACTGGCCACCCATACGGCTCTATCCCGGAAACCCACTCAGAACGGGTGGTAAGGCTAAGGAGACTTTATGGCACCTGACGATTGAATTACGCGGCTTTTTCCCTTATACTTCAGAAGATGAGTAACATGCGAACAATGTTGTATTCCGAAGCCCGGCCGCAAATCAGGACCGGCGACCTGCTGCTGTACCGGCCGACCCGGTGGAATGAGCCGCTAAATAAGCGGATTGCACGCCGCGGGCCGCTCGACAAGCTGGAGCCGTGGCAACGCTACGCACACGCCGGCATGGCTGTCTGGTGTGAGGACGTCTTGCTTCAAGTCGATATACTCCAGGGTGTCGGCGGCCGTTGCATACGGTTGTCTCGCGAGGTAGAGCGATTCCCTGGGCAGTACGACGTTTATCATGTGCTGGTGACGACAATAGCCCGCGAACCGTTGCGCATATTTCCACCGGCACGGCTCATGCTGGAGTTGGCCGGTTCCCGCTACGGCTGGGAATCACTTGCCTACGCCGCCGCTTCACAGTACGGCCTGGTCCCGACGATTGCCGACGACGATCTGAACGGGTCGGTGCCGCATTGTTCGCAGGCGTTTTCCCGTGCGTACCGGACCATCGGTTGCGACCCGCTGAAGGGGCTCTCGGATAGATGCACGACGCCGAACCACTTGGCGGTGCCGAGTTTTTCCCGATACCAACTCACCCTGATGGAAGGCTAAGGCCATGCGAACACGTTACTTGGCACTAGCAGTTGCAATTGTGCTGGCTGGTTGCGATGGTGTAATCACATACGAGCCACCGAACAAACCAAACAAGCCTTGCCCCGACGGTGTTTGTCCAGACGAAGGCAAGTGTCCTTTCGCTCTCGTACCGCCGATGGACTTGCCCATTGACTTGCGACAACGAAACTACAACGGTGGTTCCTGTTTTCACGCCGGCACAATCTCGGTTCTACGGCATCAAAACTTACACACAGTAGCCGACCACTGGCGGGCAAACTTCGGTGGCGGTGCTTCGGTTGGTCGGATAGCGGGTGTAGCTGATTCGCTCGGCCTCAAATACGCTTACACGAATATCGGCGACCCCGAATTTCTGGAGTGGTGTTCCCGCACGAGACGCGGAGCATCCATCGCATACTACAGCAATCACGCGATTACGTTCTGTGGTTACGTTGGTGGTAATGCAATCTTGATGGACAACAACCGAGTCGAGAAAGAAATCAAAGTTCCGAAGGCCACATTTCTCCGCAACTGGCGTGGCTATGGTGGGCAGGCGTTTACCGTTGTATACAGCCCAAATCCACCGAGACCGTGGCGGGGGTAACACGTTTCCTCTTTTACAAGGAGTCCAAGCAATGGACAAGAAAGCGAAGTATGCTTCGGTGTTGCTTTTCGCGTTGGCATTTCTGGTGCTGACGGGTTGGGTTTACACTCAAACAATTGACGCCGCAAAAGAACGAGCCAAGTTGGACACGTTCAACCGCACCGTCGATCTTGTTGTCGAAAATGCTCAAGAGCAGATATTCGATCTGCCCGAAGATGGAGGCGCATGGTACACCACTGTTTTCGTTGACGCTGATTGGAGAAGCAAGCCGAATCAGCGCAGCCTTGTGGCGTGGTTTGAAACCTCTAATGGACTGCGTTCGCTGAAAGTTCAGACGCATTGGAATTTGTACGTGCCTACCAATCCGCTGTTTCGGTCACGATGGTCGGCAAAGGTTCCCACCCGCCCGTGCGTGATGGTTCAGAATTCCAAGGGTAAAGTGATTTACAAGGCGAGCGGTGAGAACATTCCGACCCATGCCGATCAACTCGTTGTGGATATTCACACGATGATTGAAGGCTGCCCGTGGGTGAACCCAAAACCGAAACCGGATCAGGACGTGATACCAAAACCGGATACCGACATAGATGCGTCGGACGTTGTGCCGGACATCGTGCCGGAAGTCGAAACACCAAAGTCAGATACGGCAATCGCAGTGCTTGTGGGCATCATCGCCTTGGCTGCCGGCATTCTGATTCCAATCATCGACCATCTTAAGAGTGCTTTCAAGGCGTAAGCCCATTGCACTCTGTCACAATTTTTCACAAAGGAAAAACACAATGATTTCAATTTCAACAACGGTCGTTCTGATTGCAATAGTCCTGTTTGGAGCAGGCTATTGGATCACTCAGAAGGTTCTCAAAAAAGACAAGCAAGTTGATCTCTGGCAGGAAGACCTTGCCGAACTGTCTGGCTGGCTGGAGAAAATCTGTATGCCGAAAATCGCAAGCATCGCTCGCTCGGCATCGGCAATCAACGTCAGTGGGGCGATCACGAAGCTCCGGGAACTGCGGGCACTGTGCCAGAGTCCGGCGGCGATGGTCGAGCTTTTGGCAGAGCATTTTTACTACCAACTACCGATTCGCCTCGATAGCGTTGAGGACCGTGCGGAAGTCGTGAAGTTGGTGCTCGGCCACCCGGAAACACGAGCCGCTGTTATCGCCGCTCTTAGTGACGACCAGTCGTCCCCATAAGGGGGTTGGTGGCCGCAATGGAAGGACGATCAGAACCCACTTCCGCTGGGTTCTGCCGGGCTTTCCTTGCTATCGTCCGAGAACAGTGCCATGAAATGGGCCAAATCGAACCGCACGCCGCGACCGTGTACGCCACCAACTCGTTGCCGAGTGGAATCAGCACCTTCGATTCGACGCAGGTATTGGCTGATCTCCTGCCCCTCCCAGCGAGTGCCGCGGAGCAAATTGGCTTGTATCTGCTGATACTGGAACATGATTGACGAACGCATGGCTCCAATATCTACCCGGATCCCAACGCCAGCAAGTACAGATAACCACTCGACATAGTTATCTGGCGCTGGGCCGTTGAGATGTTCGATTACCTGCCCAACGGTCAACCGGTGGCGTTCAAGCTGGACATGAGCCCCCAGAAGTGCCTTTACTAGAATTGCCTCATCCGCCTCAATCTCCTCGCCGCTGCTACATGCCTCATTCAACATCTGCCGCAGCAACCCGGCTGCCTCCTGGTCGCCCATCCCCAATACGGAGGATAGTATCCCAGCAGGCACGGCGTATGACTCCACTTGTCGAGGATCAGCACCTTCAACAGACACGCCCTTCAGGTCGATCGCCCGCTGGCGTGCCGCATGCGCAACGGAGAGGGCTACTGCAAGGCTTCGTTGACCAAGTTGGTACAAATCATCAGCCGGGGGCAAACAGAGCTTATTTCGCAATTCTGGGGACGCTGGGAGCAAATTGAGGATGATCGCACGATTCCGGTCGGCCTGATCTTCGTAGGGTAGCGAAATACCAGCTAACCAGCAAAGATGATGGAGTGAAAATGAGGTGGCTTGACCGCCTGGAGTGCCACGAATAGCGACGGCGCCACTTGATCGACTTGCTGACCGCAGCATTTTCAGGATTTCCCGCTGTTTCTGCACCTCCTTGCGATTTTTCGTATCTACTTCATCGACAATAACTACTTTGGCTGATTTCCGCATCTCCTGCCGTAGCCCGGCGGCCGACGCATCGAAAGTCGAGATCGTCATATTGCAAAATAGCCCCATTAGGGCCTCGCAGAAAATGGACTTTCCGGTCCCCGACGCCCCGAGCATATCAATCCGAGGACGCCAGGGCCAAAGCGTTTGGATCCATGTAGCAAATATCAGGGCGGATACGATGATTGTGTCTTGGCCACCACGCCATCGCCAACGACGGAAGAGGTCGACTAGATCGTCGGCAACTGCCCCTCGCCATTTGGGGGATTTAGCCTGTTCGAGCATGACTACCAGATGATCGTAGTCGTACCATGGCTTCGTGCCGCTGGAAAAATCAAGCAGCAAATCATCATGGCGGGGATGTTCAATCCGTTCGATGCCGGCCGATGACAAGTGCATCCCCTCCCCTAGATTGACTAGCACTATCTCCTTATTTGAGCAGCTTGGCCAGACCCCAAAGCCTTTCTTCGACTCGTCGCCGATAATTTTCGGTGCCGAGAGGTGACCGAGCATATTTCGCACATCGCTAACCGAATACATGCTGGGAACATCCTCATTGGCGACGGTCACAGTCTTGCGAACGACTGGCCCACCGAAAAGCTGGAGCATTCGAGCGTAACGCAACCGATCGTAATCTCGAATAGATACCGTGCGGCGAAAATACAGCGAGTAGACTTCGATGATGCCGTCTTCGCGGTGACCGAGTACGTCTATTTTCAAGGCTTCGGCTATCTGGCGCTCAGTGAAATCGTCAATATCCTGATCGGTGGGGCGACTGGCTGACGGCTGATTGTCGACCGGTGGTTGCCATGGTGAAACAAGATCAAGCAAGTCTCGGTAGGCTTTTGGCATCCGTTCCTCAATCCTTAGTCTTGCGTTAGGAAGTCTCGCACATCTTCACCATTTTTAGGCTTCACTTCATATGGCAATTTAGCAGTCCGGACATCTTTTGCTACACTGTATAGGGCCCGGCATCGCTTCTCGACCCCAACTTGGCCGGCATCGTCTGCATCCCCGATAACCACCACGGACAGCCCCGCTAGAATCTTGGCCTGATGCTGATGGACGTCGGCCGTTGCCCCGGCTGGCGAGGCAATTACAGCCACTTTATCCCGCTGATCCACTGGAATCGCGGCCCACAGTGCCAACATGCACGTCGGGCCTTCCGGCCACCACACTAATTCCACCTTCTCACGCCGCTCCGGATCGCAGAGCAACATGAGAGTCGATAGTCCACATAGCGTGCCGGCAGTCGGGCCAATCGACAGGTCCTTCGCCCAGGTTCGTTCTTTGGTTGAGTCCGTGCCTCGCGGTGTCACGTCGAACGGCTGGCCCGAGCAGTCGAATATCTGCCACGCCACCGGATCGGCGTCGAGAAACCATTGGCCATAGCAGGGGATCGCAATCACCTGACGACAGCTATGGGTGTGCTTTAGTTCCTTTGTTTTCTTGTCGCGATAGCAGGGGTAGTGGGCCATCTGCCCACCGGCCGCCATGATGCTTTCGATTGTAATGCCTGGTTTCCGGAGGCACCAGCCCCGGCCAAGCACTTCATTACCGGGATCCGTCCAGCATTGGAAGATGAGTTTTTCCCGCCAATCGGTTTGTCCTTCCGCTACTCGTTTCTCCCGCCCGAGGGTTACACCAGCTTTTTCGGCGTATGCTTTCCGTGCTGCCTTCCAGTCGGGGAACTTACCTGCACGAACTGCGAAGTCCCACAGCGAGCAGGTGAACGATTCGGTGTCCTTGCCGCCCGAGTCCCCGTAATAACCGGTTTTAATGTTGAACCAGGCCGACGGTCTTCGGTCCTTGCGTCCGAACGCATAACATGAAACCATTCCTGATGCTCGCGGATTACCACTGGCGCGCACACCAAGCGCGGCGTACTCGGCGGCGATGTCGAGCCCTGCTAGGATTTCTACGTTAATCTCTTGTGGGGTTCTACTCATTCCTATGGTTCCAAAATTTCCACATGATCCGAAATGCGAGCAGTTCGGCATACCGTCGGTCGCCACCAAAATACCAGTGGACACCATATTTCTGCGGCCATGATGCTGCCGCTCCGATCACCATATCGCCAGTCACCCGGCGGCTATCGTCGTTGTCTAGCTCCTCGCAGATCGCAGATAGTGAGCCCTCGATTACTACGCACGCGAAGCCGCCCGACAACACAATCTCGGCCATGCGCTCATGTTCCCGGCGGAAACGAGCGTTGCCGCTGGTTATGGAGCCTACTAAGTCAGATGCCGATTTCCGTTCAACGCAAAGCAATTCCTCCATGCCTTTGATCGTATAGTCACCAGTTTTCAGCCCCTTTACTTCATGTTGAATGACCCACAGCCGCTTCTCAATAACGATACCGGAAAACTGCCATGGCGCTTGTTCTCTAGTATCTCGAAGGACCACAAAAGGACAAACAAACAGATCGCGTACCGGGGCAGGCTTTGGTCGTTTCGTTGGTGGGCCACATTCGACCATCGTTTTGCCTGAAATCAGTCGAGTATTCGGTCGTCGCACAAAGACATGCGCAAGAAGAATTCAGCCACTTCGCCTGGTTTCCGCATGGGCTCTGCTGAGAATCTTTTGCCATGGAAAATTATTGGTCGTCCACCTGTTGCATGAATCGTTCTTGCGAGTTCCTTACTTGCTTTCTCCATCACTGTTTTCGCTTCTGCCTGCTGCTGTACCAGGCTGTCATACAACTCTCTAGAATCCAGAAAGACCTTGATTGCCTTCTGGATTTTCTCATATTCGTTCATTACCAAATCTCCTTTGTGTTTGTGTCTGCCAAGACCAGCCCGGCATCTGTTGCATAGCGCCGGATTGTCTCGACCATGAATGTTTTACGCCGTTGGATAAATGTCCGCCGGCATATCGAGTCCGCTGTGTGCTTCATGCCAACCAGAAAACAGGCTGTCTGCGCCCGGCTGACTCCAGTGTAGAAGTGCGCCCTATCACACACTCCGTATTCCCCACTCGCTCCAGGATATTCATCAAGGCAGTAGATTATGATTTTCCATTGTGAGCCTTGTGATTTATGGGTTGTCACGGCGTATGCCAAGTCCAGGTCGCACCCCGTATCCGCTTTATTCCCACCGTTCTCGTCACCCTCTCCGTTTTTGTCTTCGTCCTGCTTTCTGTCAGCGCGAAAGATAATCACCGGCTTCTGGCTGCTTGGGAATTTCACTACAGTCTTCTTCTGCTCTGCATGGAGAACCCTGCCGATCTCGCCATTGGCTACCATGGCTTTTTCGTCGGCCGATTTCCAAGTGCCGTCTTTCGACTGGGTAGCAAATGGGAGGAAGCTGTTACGGAGTTGTATAACCTTGTCGCCAAGCCTGAAGGGAGTACGGGTATCGCCATCGCCATCGACCGGGTTCAGCAAATCTTGCAGCCGCCGGTTCAGCACCGTCCGGCTGAGCGGGCTCCTCTTGTTCACAGCGACCAGAACCTGCGCGTCCCAGACAGGATCATAGGGAGAGTCATCGCGTATTTGCTCCAGCAGACCGCACACCCTGGCTGGAGCCACCGAGCCACTACAAGTATGCAGCATCAGGTTCTTCGGGTCTTCGGCTTGCAGGTCGATTGTGTCGTCCGGTTCCCATGGTTGCTGATCCACAATGGCTGTACAGACGCGAACGATCGTGCCGGAATTTCTGTGTATTTCCTTTAATTCGCCGCAGGGCAGCCCGGCCTCGATCATGTCTCGTAGCGGAGCCCCGTATTCAACCGGAGGGAGTTGGTTGCAATCTCCGACCAGGAGTAGCCCGCAGCCTTTCGGGATCGCTGCCAATAGCGAGCGGAAGAGGCCGGTCCCCAGCATTGATGCCTCCTCGACAACCACGAATTGAGCGTCGAGCGGATTCGACTCGTTATGCTTAAACTCCCAGCCGCCTTCATCAACCGCCTCAACACCAAGGCCCGAGTGGATTGTGGTAGGAGTAAGACCGGACAATTTCGCTTCGGCCATCAATTCCTTGACCCGCTGAGCCGCTTTGCCGGTCGGGGCCATAACCTTGACGCAACCCTGGCCGTGCATCATCTGGATCGCACGAACGAGGCGGACAAGGGTGAAGGATTTTCCAGTCCCTGGTCGACCACCCAGCAAAACAACAGGACCGGCCAGAGCCTTCCTGAGTTCCGTGCGTTGATGATCCGTCAATTCCGCAAACTCCGGCCGGTCCAAAGAAGGCCATTCAACTGATTCATTTGCCATCATTTCTATCAGCCGCCGGCAGCAATACTCTTCCGCGTCTGCCCGCTGGATGTCTGCGACCCAGAGCCTATCCTGTTCGTCCGTCCGGGTCCGCATGATCTTGCCTCTCACCGCCAATGTCAATGCTTTCGTTGGCGTTACTTTCGTTCCGGCCACCGCCGCCCTCAGATACTCTACCCCCTTTTCCCATTGCATCCACACATGCCCCTGACTGTCAGACTCCTTGCGTGTTGCGTAGGACAGACAGTACGCCTGCCGCTTCAATCGTGACGGATCGTACCCTAATTCCAAGTAGAACCTATCTGCTTTTAAGAACCCGACACCACGCAGAGCTTGGGCCCGATGCGGGTAGCGAGTCAATATCTCGTGAGCTTTGGCCCCCCACAGTTGCAGCGCTTGCCTTACGCACACCTTGCCGAACCCGCGACCATCAAACAAGTCGTACAGTTGGATTGTGAGGTCTTCGGCGGCCTTCAATCGCTCTAGGACCTTGGACGCCTCGCGAGCCTTCTGGGCTGAAAATCGCTTGTTTCCGACAGTTTCAGCCGCCCGTTCGGGTTCTTCTCGCAAGACTTTGACCGCATCACCCTGAAACTCATCCCATAGAGCGTGGGCGGTCGCTGGCCCGACATACTTTGCTTGCTGGAGGTACTTGACGATACCAGTTTGGTTGTGTGGTTGGATTGAGCAGAACGAGTCAAACCGAAAATTATGCTGGGTCTCGCCGCCCCACTGTTTTTGTTCCCAGCGGCCCCAGAATCGGAACGGTAATTGAGCTTGCAATTCGCCGGGATCCGCTTCGCCAAGCAGTGAAAATGCCCGCGGTAGATCGGCGTCGACCGGCTGCTGCTGCTTGGCCGACATGATCGTGAACGAGTCCCGGCGAAATTTCTCGTCGATCGGGACAGCAGTAATTTCAGTCAATTGGGCCATGCCTGCAATCCTCGGGAAAAAACAGGGCGGCGGCTGCGGGAAAGGGACCACAGCCGCCGCAAGACGAACTGGAACGGAGTCTACCAGCTCATCCCCGGCCCCGGCGGAACCCCTGCCTCATTCTGCTGCTGGGGGGCAGTTTCCTGCTTGGTCTGCTGCCCAAGCATTCCGAGAAATTGCGCATCCTTCGGGATGTCTTTGGCCTTGTCGGCTGTGACGGCAAAGGTACGAAAGCCAATCCGCGGGTATGGACCCGGTTTCTCAGGGTCCACCTCGGTCTGACCCGTCGCCGGGTTCTTCCGCATGTTCGCTTCCATCTGGATGTCGGCGCAGCACTGCCGCCCCTTGAGAAGCGTTTCATCAACAGCCAGCCCTTGTTCGGCCGCCGTGGCTGCTTTTCGCTGTTCGGCGGTAACCAATCCAACCGCCTCGGCGAGATTATAGAACTTATCGACGGCTTTGCCTTCACATGGAAAGAACTCGCTGTGTATCTTGTCCTTCTGTGCTGGATCGGTAGCCGCCAACACCTGAAACGAGACTTTCACTGCTGTCCCGTACTGGGTTGATAGCTCCTGGCCTTCAATCAGTAGATGACACTTGCAGTTAGCGTCAATCATCCGATTAGCGGATCCGGGGTCGCATTGCACCATTTCAATTTCCTCCGTTAAGTAGGGCCTTGAGTTATTATTGGCTCGCCGCTAGGCCCCATGTGGGCGGGAGACCATTTTCATGTCTGTGTCAAAAGGGAATCTTGTCACCCCCGTTTGTCGGCTCCTTGGGGCTCAGTAGATGCCCCAGCACGGCAATCCGGTCAATTGCCTGCAAATGAGTGAGGGATTCGGCCGTATTGTAGCCGAGCGCTTGCAGGAACAGTGCTTGCTCGTGCGGTGCCTTGTCGCCATACAACTCGACGGTAAGTTCACGGATACGGTTCCGCTGATCCTGTGCTGCCGGGTCATTATTCAGCGGCTGTTTTTCCGTCGGCTCAGTGGGTGCCGGTTCCGGCATGGTAGCCAGTTGCTTTTCAGCCTGCGTCCTCAAGAGTGCGGACAATGCACCGTCAGACTGCGGATCGGTCAGCATTGCCGGATGCTCGACGCCAAATCTCTCCTGGAGCCACGCCTTGGCCTCGGCCCCAGTGGCGAAAAGATTCTTCATTTGCAGTAGGCATTCATTGACCCGAGCCTCCGACGCCATTTTGGGCGTAGTGTCCTTCGGTTGAGTGGTTCGGGTGGCTTCCGGCTGAACTGCGGCATTTCCGCGTGCCGCTGCCTGCCGAGCCATTTCGAGCGCCGAGACCTTTGACCCCTCTGCCTCGGCCTGGAACTGGGCAATCTGCTGCTGGGCGATAAGCCGATCGTCCTCGTTCATCTGGGCAGCCTCTGGCACCCGCTCTGCCGGCGTCAGTTTTTTGAAGTCCGGCGGGCTGGCAATGTAAGCTCGAATCGCATCCGGCGTGCATTCCGGAAGCCGCGGGGGAAGGATTGGCTGATCTTCGCTCGAATTGGCACCAAAACGTACCAGCCGCTCCTTCTTTAGGATGGCCGCGGGTACTCGCGGAGCCTCCTTCCCCTTGGCTTTCGGAGTGCGGTCAAGCTCGACATGCAGTGTCGCTAACTTCTCCAGCACATCCAGCCCCTCGGCAACCTTATTTTTCGTCCTTTGGCCACCAATCCACTCGTTTTTCAAATGGACCGTCAAAACAAACGTCTCGAACCGTAATCGACAATCGGTGCTCAGGATATGCGAGAGGATTGACTTGAGATCGGGCCAGAGCGTCATACTACTGGCCTTGGTGTATTCGTTCACCGTGCGGCCAAACGCTTCCGGATGCCGTCGTAGCCAGTCGATCAGCCCCTCTTGGAGCGGGGTGAAGGTGTCGACCATACCAACGCGGTACTTCCCAGCCGGCACGTCGATGAGCGACAGATACCACGCACGGAAAAGAGATGCCGACGGCGAATCATTGCAATCCGCTTGTTCCTTCAAGATGCGCAACCAGCGGGGATCAGCACTACCTGGTGTCATCACCTTGTTGTGTACGCCCGCGGCAACCGCTGCCCGCGTATCTTTGTGGGTGAAATTCAGCGAGCCAGCATAAGAGTCGGAAGACCCCTCCTGGTCGTACACAAGAGTAGTCGGCTCGATTTCAGTCGACGGCCGACGGCAATTGTCGTCGATCGTCAAGCCGAACAGTGTTTTTCCCGCGTTTACTGCTCCAGATACCATGATAATTGGTATCCGCACCCCGCCCCACAATTCGTTGGATTCAGACATCTCCGTGTTCTCCGTATGAGTGTTACTTTACTTTTCTAGCCCAGTCCCATCGCCTGCGCAATCTGCATTGTGATCCGGACATCCTGCTCTAAGTACCTAATCGCTAGGGCCCGCTCCTCTGGCGTCCCGTGCCACATTCGGGAGAAGTCCGCTCCAGTGCAGCCCTCCAGCTTGCCCCCGAACCCAAATATCTTGGCTAGGGCGTTGAGCTTAATAAACTTGCCGTACTCTCCCATCGTCCATGTGGTCATCGTGTCCGCAAAACTGTCCTGGTTGAAGTACACCCGGCTGCCGCGGAACGACAACACCCAATCTGGAACGGTCACATCCAGCAGCCACGACCGACGGACCAGAAACGGCAAGTCGAAACCGAAGCCGTTGTGGAACACAATCGTCTGCTCCATAAACTCGTCGCATATTTCCCACCATGATTCC